CGGGAGGTGACTCACTCAAAACACACACCACCATGCAACACATCCGTATGCAAGCAATCGCCTCCATGTTCGAGGGGCTGACAATCGAACAAGCCACCACCACACACGAGTGGGACACACTCACCTGCGACGAGCAAATGCACGTCGAAAATGAAATTTTCGCATAATGGAAACAATCCAAACCATCTTCACATGGGCCGCCTGCGGCATCTGCGGGGCCATCATTGTCCAACTCATCAGCGATTGGATGAACCTCAAAAACCCTTTCACATGAACAAGCGCATCCACCCATTCCTGGGCCTTGAGCGGCACGCTTATGCCCCTGAACTCAACAAGTTGCACTTCGCAGACGGGACACACGAACCCACACCCCAGTGCCAGAGCATTGCGGAAGCCGTTGAATACTTGAAAAACAAGCAGAAATGAACGAAAACATCGTACTCGACCCCGCAGAGCGGGCGTACACGGACTTCCTCACGCAGAGGAACGACCTCATCGAAGACACCAAGCGCGCCATCAAGGTGCAGGCAGACATTGCACGCAAGGCAGATGCCGCAGTGGCACGCCTTGAAATCCAACTCGACAACCTCCTAAACTTCTCAAAATGAAAGACAACACACCACAATTCCGCCTGTTCAAGGTGAAGTTCAACGGACCAACCAATCACAAGGGCGCGCGCATCACCATCACGGAGCCAAGCGCACACAGGTTCGAAGGCATCAAGTCCCGCAGGACATTCAGCTACGACTACTTCACGGGAGACGTGCTGAAGCAGGGCATCAACACCCTCAAGCGCATGGGGTTCAACGTCGAAGGTTACGCACCAACCGCGACAGGTGACGCATACATGATCATGTGCGATAATTGGGGCGAGTTTTGGCTCGACCTCAACGGGAGTTCAGCATACCAAGCGGTTGAGCGCGCCGTGAAACAAAACGAAAAACGATTGGCAATCAAATGAAGCGCACGCTCAAGTTCAACACATGGGACGGACGGGTGTGGTATGTGACCCGCGAGTTCGAGGACGAGCGGCACCTGCACAACTACGCCGCATACATGAAACGCAACAAGCGGATGACGTTAGACGAGGTCTACGAAACCCGCTGACAATCAGTGACTTACCAATTAAATTTGGATTCTCGACAATTTGTTCATATCTTTGCAGTGCCAACGACGGCAACTCAAAACACACCAACATGCAGAACACACAGGACATGACGAACGGGGAGTTCATGCAACACCTCATGGAGGGCTACTCCAAGCACGGCGCACTTGTGCAGATGGTCGTACTCGACTGCTTGCAACGTGGCCTTGACCACTACATCTCACAGAAAGACGAAATCCTCGAAGACGAGCGCAAGCGACGTGAGGACGGAGGCGCAATCTCGCTCATCAATATGCAAGCATGGGTAGAGTGCTGTGAGGAAACTCAACAACGAATCGACAAAAAATACAGCTAATCATGGCAACACGAGCAACCATCATTGTGGAGGGACAGCCCTCCGTGAAAGCATACAAGCACTGGGACGGGTACGAAGAAGCCACCCTCCCTTGGCTTGAGGAGTTCAACAAAAACTTTGCAAGGGCGCGAGGCGACGACCCTGAATACAAACTCGCCCAACTCCTGCGGTCAAGCGCACGGGATGCAGACAGGTTCAACCTCGACCCGTCACGGGACACGGGGTGGGGCATTGTGCCTATCGACGCAGACATGTGGGAGGAGTACGAGTACCACCTGCATGCAGACGGAAGCGTTTCCGTCAAGACAGGCAAGGACATCAACCGCAAAGCACACTGACATGAAACCTTGTTCAATATGCGGGACGCACTTCTTTCCAACAGACGAGACGGCAGAAACACGCCAATGCTGTCAGGAGTGCATCGACCTAAACGAAAACGAATTGACATGAAATACGCAAGACAATGTGACGTCACAGGCAAGGGCATGAACAAGGGGTTCTGCATCTGCGATGGCGAGTACTACGTCTCTGAAGAAGTGGGTATTGAGTGGTGGCTCAAGGAGCACACATCATACAAGACCGCACAGGAGGCATACGACGACGAATACTACTACTACACGGAGTGGGAGGACGAGGACGACTACCAATTTGAAACTCAAGACACATGAACAAGTCCACACTACAAGATGCCCTCGCAATGTTCGAGCGGCTCGACATCCACGCTGAAATCGACGACATCGCTCAAGAGGCAGGCGATGACACCATCCTCGTACAAACCGTCAACCCTGACATCTACGTTCAAATCTCCAAGCAGGAAATCCTTTGGAGGGCGGACCAATACCTCCAAACCAAAAAGCAAGAAGCATGACTCTATACGCAATCTCACACAAGACCACAGGCAACCCTGCGTCTGAAGACATCTTCAGTTCGTACACCTTCTTCGAGAGGGAGGGGCGTGCCCAAGCAGTACTCGACAGCTACAAGGAGGAGTACCAGAAGTTCTACGAAGTACGAGCATTTGAAATCACACCACAATCATGACACAGAACGAAAAACTTGAGCAGCGACAGAAGACCTGCGGTGGCTTCATGTATCGACTCATCGACGCATGGTATCATGCAGACAGCAACAACAAACTCATCCTCGAAAACGCCTTCAAGGGCACAGCATTTGATCTCACATGAGCGCAGACAACAAACAATTCAACCTCGTAAAAGAGCTTGCAGACATGCAGGAGAAAGCACTCAAGAAGCACAACATTCACTTCGTGACCATCCCAAAGCCTAAACCCAAACCCAAAAAAAAATGAGCGACGACATCAACCTTTGCAAGGACGGCCTGTGGAACGAAGAAGGGTGGGCAGAGGAGTACGTTCTGTTCATGGCCAAGCAAGACCCAGACGTAATCGCATCAGAATTGCGTACCCTTCTCACATACCTCTCACGTAAAGAATTGAGTCAAGTTCGAGACACCTACGAAAACTTCTACCTCGACGGACTTTTCCCTTAATCACACTCAAAACACAACACTATGCTTTCATTCATCGACAACCTCATCCGCCCCAAGTCAAAGCCAACCAACGCCATATACACCCTCGACGCATACCGCCATGCAGGTATGTGGGTGTTTGACGACGACTCTGTAGGCCTTGTCAAAGAACCTTTCGTAGCAGGCGCAGACATCCTGTTCGACCACCTTTCAGGCCGCCACATTGACGGCACAAATACCAATGTGTCAATCGCCTTCAGCACTACCCCTATCCCAGAGCACGACGTACACGCTGTATTGACGGGGGCAGACGGGTACGACGGACACTTCTACAAGGTTGCAAAGTTCGAGGGTGACGACGACATGGTGGCCTTCCCTTTCTGGTTGTGCCCTGCGTTGCTCAAGTACTACGACACCGCGCCATCAGACATCTACATCAAGATTGCGCAATGACAACGTTCGACATCTACTGCCTGTCAGGACTATGCTTGTACCTGACGGCACTGGGAATCCTATGCATCATCAGATACATCCAAGACAAATGACACGACACGAAATCATCGAAGACCTCTGCCACAAGGTGGCGGACATCAAGTATGACCTGCAACAGGTTCTGGACACCCTTTACCAACTCGAAAACGAATACCATGACGAAGAAACAACTGGCTGACCTCATCGCAGAATATCCTGACGATGCAGAGGTAGTAATCGAGGTGCATGACACCGCACTTTACGAAGACCTGTACGACTTCACGTTTGACCCCATCTCATGGACACGCATCGACGGTAATCAAATGACAAAAATGCACGAGCTACGGCTCTGCCCAATCAAGAACGAGCAATGACAAAAGCTGAACTCATCGACGCCTTGTACGAATACCCAGACGACGCGCTCATCACACTCGATGTGCGTGGCGTGATCGTGACAGACGACACCTACGACTTCTTTGTGCAGAGCCTCCCGTTCTCCAACGAAGTACACCTCACAACAATCAATCATAACGCAGAAATCGACTGGTAATGCACACATACAAAGTAAACACAGGACATGAAGTCGCCCTCGAACGTGAGGTGGCACGACTCAAGAGTGAAGTCGATGAGCTTGAACACGCATACAACAACATGAAGCAATACGCTGACAAGCTACTCGACGAGAACGTAGAGGTGGGCGAGCGCAACGAGGAACTCAAGACCAACATGGCCCTGATGTCAGACGAGATTGCTGAACTCAATAGCCAACTCAAACACATGTCCAAGGCGTACAATGAGGAGTATCACGAGACGCAGGTGTACAAGAAGGCGTGGCGTGAGCAGCGTGAAATCGTAGCCCTGCGTGACGACCAGGTTGCTATGCTTGAACGCAAGCTCACCAAACGCGTAAGTGAAAATGACTAACGAGTACCTCGATCAGAAGTGGGCGGAGATAGAGGCCCGCATGAGGCGATTTGAATTGACCGCATCCCCGCAAGACAAGATGATGCTCGACTGCATGGTCCGCGATTGGGAAGCCAAAATGAAACTAAAACTACAAGATGAAAAGATACAGAGTGAGATTCCACCTCGCGAACGGGGATAACTACATGAAGTGGCAGGTGTTCGACAAGAAGCGCGGCACCAAGAAATACCTAGACCCTGAAACCAATTCAATAATCATGTTCAACTGCGAGCTTGGGAATCGCGAAGGCAGGGCAAGAAAGATATTCGAGGGTGCAAACAAGAACGTATGCGCATGGGTCGCGTGCGAGGATGTCGAGGTCAGAGACAGAGGCAAGGTCATCCCGCCCCCAGTCAACGGCATGACGCAGTACAAGTACAACCCGCGCAAAAATCCTCACTGGTTCACTGACACCAACCCCAACATGGACGGCAAGAAGTTCAGTGTCATGATGACTCACGACAGAAAAATTTACGCATGAATTACGGAGACAAACTAACGCCAGGGGCATGGGTCTATGTTGGCCTACACGAAGGCAAGAAGTACAGGGTGAAGCAACGAGCTGAACAACAGACAGACATCCCAAACATTGCGATGCGAGCAGTTTGCAACTCGTTTGACGTAGACCCAGACGAGATGAAAAGCAAGTCGCGGGTGCAGACACTGGCCTTTGCGCGGCACGCATACTGCTCCATGGTCAGGAAGTTCACACGCCTTACGCTCAAGGAGATTGGGCAGACACTGGGTGGGCGTGATCATGCGACCGTTGTGAATAGTTGCCGCGTATCGAACAACCTGCTTGAGTACGACGACGTGTACAGGCAGATGTATGAGGAGGCCTTGGACTTGCTCATCAGTGAATGTGGAATGCTTGCACACATGGCGCGATGAAGAAGGACGACAACACAGAGAAGTTTCTCAAGCATCTGCTTGGGAATAGGAACGAACACTCTCCACGCGCCAGACGCAGGAAGATGGAGAGAGCACTAAAGAAATTCAAAAAGAAAAATGATGACTGAACAAGAATGGCAAGACGAGATGGCATCGTATGACCTCGATGTAAACACAAGGAATGCGGTGGAGAAGCTGAGGCCGTACATGAACAGCGACATGAGGCATGTTGCTAGTGCGACGGACATTGCCGTGGCTGACCTCATCGAAAACACATACGGCAAATGGTGTCAATGGGATAGCGACAGGGTCGTTGAGTCTGTGCGCCTTGTAGCAGAGAAATTCACGCAAGAAGTAATTGACGACACCAAGAGTCTGCTTGAGATGGAGCTGATGATTGACGGCATGGTAGACAGCGAGAATGCGCTCATTCTATGCAAGGATTTGCACAACGCACTACAGATCATGCGCAACGGGATGCTCGACATGATGTCTGTGGCAGAACACTACCTAATCCTGCATGAAGAAGTCATTGCCGCTTGTTCTTTCGAGGACTAAATCGTAACTTTCCACACCCAATTTAATTTATTGACAATGTCAAATTACAAGTTCAAGACCACGAACATTCGTGGCAAGCAGTACGTTGAAGTCAACGAACGCATCAAGTTCTTCCGCCAGGAGGAGCAGTACAAGAACTGGACTCTGATGTCAGAGTTCACGCACCTCGACGCTGACGTCGCAGTGTGCAAGGCCACCATCGCAGACGACAAGGGGCGTGTGGTAAGCACGGGTCACGCACATGAAGAGCGAGGGTCTAGCAACATCAACAAGACAAGCTTCGTAGAGAACTGCGAAACATCAGCGATTGGACGTGCTCTTGCCATGTTGGGTATTGGCATTGACACATCCATCGCTTCAGCCAACGAGGTTGAGGAGGCGATTGCCAAGCAACAAGCCATGATTGATGACCCAAAGGTTCAGAAGTTGAGCAAGGCTCTCGACGCACCCGTGGAGAACATCATGGACAAGGCAGTCAGCTACATCAAAGGCCAGACGGACAAGCAAAAAGCGTTTGATAGTATCGTCAAGAAGTATGGTGATCAGCTGACGGACAAGCAGCAGGCAGGGCTCAAGAAGTTCGTGCGATGACGATGCGCGAACAACTAACAGAGAGGTTCGACAAGGGCCACCTGTCCTACTCAAGCATCAAGCATGCACTTGGTGACATGAAGGTGTGGGAGATGTACATGAAGGGTGAGCTATACAAAGAGAGCGAGGCCTTGCGCTTTGGCACCTTGTACGACATGCTCTTGTTTGAGCGGGAGAAGGCGATGAACCACTACAGAGTGCTGAATGACGAGGACCTTGCGCGTGGCATCAACTCTTCGCGGCCCAAGCTTACGACCAAGTACAAGGAGCGACTGGCTGCTGCTACTGCTGAAGCGTTGGAGGCAGGACAGGAAGTTGTCACGGGCGAGGACTGGAAGAAGGCCGCCGCCATGATCGACAGGCTTGGCATCTGCGGACTCAGGTCAGAGCTGTTGAGTGGTCAGTTTCAGGTGGAGTTCAACGAGGACATCGACGGCATCCCAGTCAAGGGGTTCCTCGACTGCTTGAATGAAGACAACATCGTAGACTCCAAGTCATCGAGGGGTATCGACAAGTTCAAGTACGATGTGCGGTCGTTCAGCTACGACATTCAGGCCTACATTTACACCAAGGTGTTTGGCATCAAGGATTTCTACTGGGTGGTGCAAGAGAAGACGTACCCCTACCTCCCTGCTAAGGTGAAGTGCTCAGACGAGACCCTGTTCTCAGGTGAGATGAAGTTCCACCAGGGTGTAGAGAACATCAAGAACTGGCTCGATGGAAACTCCAGCACAGAGACTTACTATGCAGATTTTATCGTCTAAAGAAGAGATTGCTTTCGCAACCATTTGTTTTATAATCATTTTAATTATCTAATCTATACGTCATGAGTGACAAAAAGTATGATTCCGTACTCGTTGGGTACGCAGAAGAGCCCGTCTACTACGAGGGCGAGTTGTCCCGTTGGTCTGGTCGATTCAAAGACCATGAACTGAAGGAGATGATTGACAAGTACGCCACCTCTCGAAACGAAGAGGGCCAGGGCGGCAACATCTACATCACCTTCTTCATGTCCAAGAACGGCAAGCCTTGCATCCGTGTGTTCGATCCAAACAGCGAAGCTGCAAAGGAGAAACGCGCAGAGAAGAAGAAGGCGCAGCCACAGAAGGAGGATGACCTCCCCTTCTGATAAGGCAACTATCTATCACATGACCGCTCGTGTAGCCTTCAAGAAACAGAAGAGGGTGCACGAGCGTGTTGTGTGGATAGTATCCGTGTACGATAACCCAAACGACATTCGCAACTACGACGGCAAGACCATGTCGAGGCTGGGCCAAGAGCTTTACGGCAAGAATGCGAAGTCAGAAAAGATGATCATCATCAGGGAGATACTTGACAAGAACCCCATCGCCAAATCCAACTTGACTCTTGAAGAACACAAACACCAACAGCACCTTGCAACAACATGAAAGTCACGATATTTAAGAATGTCTTTGACAAGACTCAACCACACTACCTTGACCTACACAAAGCGCTCGAAAGGATACAGAGCGGGCGGTCGAGCGGCATTGTAGACAAAGTAAGAGAGGGGAACAAAGAGAAAAAGTTAGAGCTGCCTGTCGTTTGTTTCAGCGGAGAGTTTGCTTCGCGCTCAGACGATGCCTTGTTTGAGCACTCTGGTTTCATTGTGCTTGACTTCGACCACGTCGATGTGGACGCAACCAAGAAGGCCCTGGGTACGGACGACTTCATCTACTCGTGTTGGACATCTCCCAGTGGGAATGGTGTGAAGGCCTTGGTTCAGATCACCAATCCTGAAAGACATCGCGATCACTTCCGTGCGTTGATCAAGTACTTCGAGAGGACCCACGGTCTGGAGCTTGACGAGTCAGGCATCAACGAATCACGCGCCTGCTTTGAGTCTTACGACCCAGACCTTATTGTCAAGGAGGACTACAAGAAGTTTGGTCACTTCACCACGGAGCACGCTGAAGCGCAGACGCCCACCAACGAGGCCTACGACTACACAGACTATATGAAGCTCAACCTTGCGTGTCGTATGATTCGACTGGCCAAGGACGGGGAGAAGTGGATTACACTGAATCGAGCAGCCATCTTGTGCGGAGGATACATCTCCGCAGGCAGGATGGAGGAGGAGGAAGTAGTGAGGGTTCTCTTCCGTGAGATAGGGAAGCGTGACCTGGACAACGAGGAGCATGCCAAGCAGACCATTATCGCTGGCATTGAGAAGGGCAAGCAGATGCCCATCCGTGACATCATCGACGAGGAGAAGTCAGCGCAGCGTGAGATGTTGCTCAACGACGGGGACATGTCCTTCATCTCCTCAGATGACGAGGACTTCCGTTGGATTGACGACTACTCCCAAGGTAAGATTCCTATTGGGCTAGACACGGGCGACCCCAAGCTTGACGACTACTTCAGATACAAGAAGGAGTTCCTAATCATCAACGGCCACTCCAATGTGGGTAAGACCACGACCGCCCTGTACCTGATGGTCAACTCTGCGATCAGGCACGGGTGGCGATGGGTCATATACTCAAGCGAGAACCGCACAGCATCTGTAAAGATGTCGCTTATGCAGTTCGCCATGGACATGGCCATTGGCAGCATGAACTACGCGCAGAAGAAGCAGGCGTACAAGTGGGTGCAGGACCACTTCATTGTGATCAGCAACAAGCAGGTGTATAGCTACAGCGACATCATCCTGTTCATCGAGAAGGTAATGAGGCAGACACCCATTGATGCGGTGTTTGTAGATCCGTACAACTCACTGAAGCTGGACATGAAAAACAGCAGCATAGGTGTGCACGACTACCACTACGAGGCAGCGTCAGAGTTCCTAACGTTCAGCAAAGCGCACGACGTAGCCGTGTGGTTGAACATGCACGCTGTTACAGAGGCGCAAAGACGCAAAGGCCCAGATGGATTGCCTGTGGCACCATACGCTGAGGACACGGAAGGTGGGGGTAAGTTCGTGAACAGGGCAGATTGCTTCGTTACTCTTCATCGAAAGGTTCAATCAAGCGACCCCATGATTCGTAAGATGAGTGAGTTGCATGTGCGTAAGGTGCGAGAGGTAGAGACTGGGGGCCAGCCAACCCCGCTGGAGGACCCGTACTGCATCGTCATGAATCTTTCCCACACAGGGTTTACAACTCGAATTGGACAACGAGCTTTGTTCCAACCAATTAGGGAGAAGATTAAGAAGCCCATGCCCATCAACTTTGATTTCTCACTTGAATCCCAAAAAAAGGAGACGTAACTTCACATACGTGAGGAAGAAAAGAACGAGGACTCGCAAGTCCTCAAAAAAAAAATCAAACGGGAAGTTTGCGTCCTCTCTAGAAAAGTATTGTTCAGAACAACTACGTGCTTCGCGGGTGGATCATGTCTATGAGGGACACCAGTTCACCCTCCTCGAATCCTTTCGATATGAGAATAGGTACATGAGGATGACACCCAAGAAGAAAGAGATGATTGACAAGACGGGGAAGGTGGTGCTGCCTATCAAGTACACCCCTGACTTTGTGGCCAAGGACATGTCGTGGATCATTGAGACAAAAGGATTCCTTCCTTCTCATCATGACTTCAACATGCGATGGAAGCTCTTCCTGAATTACCTAGTTGAAAACGAAATAGATTGTGATGTTTACATACCAAGAAACAGAGGTCAAGTTGACCAAGCCATTCAAGACATTTTAAAAAACCACTACTGACTCATGACACAACCACGAAAAATAACCAAGCAACGAAAGAACCGCACGAGAGAAACTGATCGCATCGCGGTGAAGCGATACAGAAAGGTCTGGCCTGACGCTAAAAAATCTACAGACGAGGAGGACATGTTTGATCATGTTGACTTCTGGCACGTCAGAAAAGGGGAGAAGTTTGGTGTGGATCTCAAAGGGAACAAGTGTCCTGATCAACTTTGGGTTGAGTTCAAGAACGTCAACGGAGACAAGGGCTGGATTGACGGCAAGGCCAAGTGGATTGTGTACGAGATCCCAGAGATGGGTGGATTTGCAGGCGTAGAGAGAGTCAAGCTTCGCGAATGGTGCGTAGAAAATGTAGAGACTAAGCGCGTTCAGAATGCACGGGATGCATACAAGATGATTTACTCACGAAGCGCTTGGGCAAAGGGAAACGGAGAACCTCAGGAGGATTTGATAACCTACATTACCATACATGACCTCAAGGAGATTGAAACATATTGGTTTCAGCCGTACAAAAGAGAGTACCGCCATCCAATAAAAAAGGTTTCAATAAATTTTTGATTACCTTTGAAGAATCAGTTGCTGCTATAGTGATTGTGTTTTGAGTCGAGGAGAGGGGGGTGGTGCCCCCTCTCTTTATTTTTTGACTCTCATGCCGTAGGCAGCCTTTTTCTTTTTGGATTTAAATCCTGGATTCTTTATGTAGGCACCTGTTTGTGCCCTGATTTTTTGAATCCTAGGTACGGGGACCATCAGTGTATTGAGGGTTTCATCATACCTAGCCTTAGGCAATGGTACGAACTCATTCATTACCTTGATTTCAGCCTGTTGTAGACTGATGTTGGAGGCCCTTGCTTCTTCGCGGATAAGCGCATCCAGGGCGTCCTCATTAGTCCTAGATATTTGGTCATTTGCAAATCGCTCAAAGCTTTTCCCAATCGCGTGAGATTGATCTGTGGTTACGTTACTCCCCCCCCTCATCATAGAGGCTGTCATTGGATTTGTATCAGCTGCTTCCATCAATTCCTGTACCGTTGCTTGGTGTTGAGCAAGCTGCTCGTTCTTGGCGGTGCGAGCTCTACCCTTCATCAACGTATCAAATCTTTTCTTTATGTTTGAAGCAATGACAGGGTCGTTCAATACATCATCTAGAACTTGTGGGTCGATGTAATCCTCAAAATTCATTGATTTAAAAAAGCCTCCTTGCCCCATGGTGTTAAGACCAGCAATAGATATATCTGAGGTGCCAAAGCCTACATCAGTAAGATCGTCAGCTACGGTCTTGTATTTGCCCCTTGCCAGCTGCCTAAGCATCAGCGGATATGAATCTGTGCTATAGCTTCTCGTGGTGACAAAATCCCCCACGGGAACCTCAGCAAACATGGCGCTTAAGGTTTTTGAAATTGCAGCATCAGCTTCCGTCCTTACCTGAGCCGCAGCGATGTCAGCTGTAGCGCCTTGTCGTAGCAGTTCAGCGTACCTGTCTTGATACAACTGTGACTGGTCGATTCTGGTTGACTGAAGAAGAAAGTCGTGATCCACTCCACCATCCCCAGGATTTAGCTGGGCTTTCATCCTAACGGTGAAGCCTGACGTAGGAAAAGTTTCCATCCTTGTCAATACCTCACCAGGTTTTGGTTTATTTCTATTTACTATGTAAGAAGCAGACACGCCCTTACCATACGTCTTTACATTAACCGTCTCAGTAAGTGGTTTGCCTGACGCTGTTGTCGCACCAGGCCTTTGCCTAACGCTGGTAATTTGATACTCACTGCCAGCAACAGATGGGCTTTGAACAGTTGAGGGTAGGTTGCCTGATCGCTGACCCAGCTGACGAGCTGAACCACCAGGAAGGTTCTCTGTAAGACCATCAATTAGACCTTGATAGTACTCTCTCTGATCAGGATGGAGCTGCGCAAGGCCAGGCGAGTTTATAAAGTTATTGATGATGTCTCTGGTTTGCTGAAGCTCTAGGTCAGTAAGGTTTGAGTTCCTCACGCCCAATGCATCTGCTAAGCTTCTGCCTGATTGATAAGAGAAATCAGTAACCCCTCCTCCCGCTTGATTAACTACATGCTGCGATTGAGGCCTGTCAAAAAAGTCTCTCAAATACCCGCTGTTGGGCAAAGAGCTTACTCCAATCTGAGGCTCTGTCCAAGCACGCTGCCCTCCGCCCAGGGCGCTAGACCTTGTTCTGCCAAAACTAATGTTGCCCATTGTCGCTGCCTCTTGGATGTATTCAATTACATCTGGCACCTTATTGCTTATGACACCCTGCTGTGCGGTTCTAGTGGCCAACGTTCTTATCTGATCGTCCGCCATAGCGTGAGCAGGGTTTATTGTGCCTGGCAAAAAGATTGAGGCAGTAGCCAGCCCTCCAGTTACTCCTGCTGCACCATATTCTCCTTGCATAGCGAGACGAGCAGCGTCACCCAGCGCCATAATGTCCCCAACTGGAGACAAAAACTCCATAACTGGCGCGACAGGAGTGGCCGTGCCCAACATTTTAGACTGTTCAATGTGTTCTTCAGCAGCCTCTCTCGTAAAACCGCTTTGCATCAACCTCTGAATCTTTTGTTGATGTTCTGCTTCGACAAAAGCATCTCGCTGCAACTCATCTCTTAGCGTTTGATTCCTAAGAGATGGTCCGTCAAGACCCAAACGTGTTAAATTTTCGTCGCGTCTTTTTTCTACATACCCTGAGGGCTGATTTAAAAGCTGAGATGTAAGAAATGTAAGCTGGGGTGCAGCTACAGATGTATTATCAGAAGCCATGACCTCTGTACCAGGGGGCCAGTTATGGATGCCACCATGGTTGTATTTCTTTTTTACTTGCATCAGAAGTCGCTCATCATGATTTCATCAACCGCCCCTTGGACATCGTCCTTACTGGCCTCCATCGTCATCATGATGTTGGCCTGAAACCTTTTCACTTCCTCGCCCTCGCTGAATACAACGATGGTTGGAACCACGACAATCTTGTGCTCCTTCTGTAGGGATGGAGCAGACACAATGTCTACACGGCTTGTTTCGCAATCGTTCAGTTTTTCTATCCATTCCACACTATTTTGGGAATTGAAAGATGCGTTGAACTCTACTACGCAGATGCCGCTGTCACATATTTTGTCATCCACTACATCTGCCACAGAGGCAGGTGCCAAGGATAGAACAGAGAATGCAAACAGGAGAGGTAAGGTCTTCATGTCTCATCTTAGTTGATCTATTTTTTCTTCAATACGCTTGATATCCTCCTTAATCTCAGTGATATCTTCTTGTGTGCTCATGATTGTCTGACGGACAAGCTGGTCCTTCATGTCAAACTCCATGCGCGTGATGTCTGGGTCTGGTGGCACGGGCAACTCCTTTGCCTCAGCGATGTCTGCCTGTAAGGCAAACCACATGGCCACGATTGTACCAATCCCCGCAGCCAGCATGCCTATTGTCTTTAGGTCTAGCGTAATCTTAGTGTCCTCCCCAATCTGCTGAGCCATATCAAATAATTACATAGTTGATTCCCAGAGAGAAGTCATGCCATGACCTGTCCCAATACTTGTGGTATTTACCCTCTGCGAATACACCAAAACTTTTGTTGAATCTTTTACCAAAGATAAGGCCTCCAGAATAGTCGAGCCACTGCCCGCTATTCACGAACCTGTGGTACGAGTATTCGCCGTCTGTGTCCAAGTGGTAGGGGATCAGGTTGGCCCAGCTATGCACCCAAAAGTCCTTTGTAAAGTGGTAGTAGTCAAAGCCAACTACCACAGAATGAACCCATTGATTGTCCAGTTCTCCACGTTTTTTGCTCACATAATCTTCGAGCGCCTGGGGGATGACAACTTCCTCCCACACCTCGTAGCTGCTGGCCACGAGCGTTCCGCCTGGGCTGAAGAACTCACCCGTGTTCACGTCAATGTTATACCCCTCCTGCAGAGCGAGTGAAGTAAAGTGAAGTTGATTGTTGTCTAGCAACCACTCGTTCAATGGGTCGTATCCGTATGGCTCTGACAGGCGCTGCATAAGCCCAGCGTTGAGCGAGAGTTTGCCAAGCTTAACTCTCCCCCTCTGTGATGCCTCGAAGTATCTTACATCTGCGAAACCATCCTGCAGGAACTCCACCTTGGCGATCCACTTGTCCGCCACATATCTGAGGAAATAGTCCTGGTCCAGGTAGTTGACACCCTGCTGTCTCCTGTAGTCTCCCTCGAACAGGAACTCAAAGCCACTCACCTTGCCAATGGTGGCGGCATCGCCGTAAGACTTTTCTGTTCCGTTGTAGAATGTGTTGGCTCTGTTCTCGTATCCAAAACGAGCAATCTTGCGAACGCCTGCAGTCAAGGAGTAATCGAAAGGAGTTTGGATCACGTCTGTCTCAAGACCATTGGCCACGGAGAATACCTCCCTGTCTGACAACGAGTTACCTCCACTGAATGCTGTGTAGAAGGTGGCAAACTTAAAGGCCTTTTTTAGACCCTGGCCTGATGCGTTAAAGCATAGCAGCAGCAGCAGTGTGGTTGCGATATATCTCATTGCTTCACGATTCTTTCGACTCTAACTCTACCCTTGTAATTGATTACAACTTCATACAATCCATTAGGAAGCGCTCTGAGGTCGATCTCTCTGCCTCCCTGCCATGACATTACAAGCTGCCCAGAGTGGCTGTAAACGTCTGCAAACGCCTCTGCAGGGGCCTGGAAGTTGAGCACACCAGACGTTGGGTTGGGCCACATCTGAATTGAGTTATAGTCCAGCGCCTCTACACTAGTCACGCCCTGGCTGCAGTAGTCATACATCTCGATGCACACCGCATCCCAACCAACCTCACAGCAGTAGGGGTCAACCTCGATGACCCATGAGTAGCAGTAGTCGTTCGCCCAGTATGGTTCACCAGGGCCAGTGATGCATCCCGCATCGTAGAGGCATTCCTCATTGGCTGGCACGTTGGCGTACACGTTGTAGTTAGCCGCGTCAGGGTCCATGCACCCTGGCATAGGCAGCTCGCAGCTACCGTTGTTGGTGTTGGCCATGGGGTCGTAGTTGATGGCCTCTGGGATCGTGCATCCGTAGATGAACGGAATGCAGCTATTGTTCTCTGTGTTGGCCAGCTCGTTGTAGTTGAACATGGTGGGATCAGTGCACCCAAACACAACCTCTTCACAATCTGCTGGGTCTGTAGCAGCTTCGTTGTAGTTGTAGGCTGTTGGGTCTTGGCATCCAGCCACTTCCAGCTCGTCACACACACCGTCGCCGTCCGCATCGTTGATGCACTCGTTGTCGCATCCGTAGTACTCGATGGGAAAAGTGCAGTCGCCATCCACGTTGGCTGCGGGGTCGTAGTTGCAGGCAAAGCTGAGCGTACATCCCTCAATGGCAGGCACACAGAAGTCTCCGCATACAGGGATACCACTGTACTTGAATGGGAACTTCTTGATGGCGTCAGACCAGGGGTTAGTTCCGCCCTCCATAAACACACCGTTGGGTCCATCAAAGTAGAACCCACATTGATTAGCTGTAGTTTCTGCGTTGCCCTGCGTAAAGAACATGACCTTAACCCCCTCTCCAGAATACAAGGGGATCTGAACCTCTTTCTCAAACCCATCACTGGGGTGCATAGTAAGTGGCCCCCAGATCTCGTCGCCCTGTTGAACTCCAATCCAGCTACCAAACCAACCGTCACCTGCTCCATCTGTAAGTGTCAGAGTAAAGTCACAGTTATCTTCTGTCTCCAGAGTATTGGCATCCTCGTTGAAGTTAATTGACTGAGGATCAGTGCATCCTAGGATTACTTCTGTCTGGCAGGTGCCGTCGTCTAGCACAGCAGACGGATCGTACTCTGTAAACCATGGATCCGTACACCCCTGAGGCACTGGTGGCACGCATGCGTCTACAGCAATGATGTCGCTGCCAATGCTCTCGTACTGAGTGGTGTCACCAACGTAGTAAAGCTCATCGCCACACAGGTTGGACACCAGGATGTTTCCATCGACGCCGCCGTAGCAGCTACCACACATGCCGTCGCCAAAGGTGTCGTACACGTTGACCTTAAACTCTGAGCCCACGGGTAGACACACCGCCTCTACAACAGGGGCACCCACAATAGAATAGCCTGATCCCTCAGCAACAATCTCACCATCTGGGAACGTCATCAAGTCCCAGCTGATCTCAGCTGCATAAGTGTCAGGCGTAACGGTGACAAGGACGTTGCTGTATCCTTCTTCGCATTGTGCTGGTGGGAAGTCGCAAGGGGCAGGCGCGTTCGCCCAAGGGTGATAGTTGATGGCGCCAACCTGCATACACCCAAAGATGGGGGGCGGACACGCAAGCACCTCGAAGGGGACGGTCATCTCTGACGTGCTGAAGTCGTACACCGTGGTGTCCAGGACGCAGGTGTTGATAGAGAACCATCCCTCTCCAAATCCGCAACAGATGCCATCACCAAACGAATCGTAGATAGTAAAGGTGTAGTCGCCTTCAGGAAGAGGAAGAAAGGCCTCAACGTAAGGATACTCCCCCTGGAGGGGAGCAGACCCCGCGACAATGGCGTCGCTGGAGTCTCGAACTAGCCATGTAGTTTCGTTGCCGTATGCATCACCCTGTATAGAGATAGAGACCCAGCCTGTCTGAGCAGTAGCAAACAGGGGTAAAAACATCAGCAACAAAAATCTCATTTCTTAGCTTTCTCAATGGTTCTACCAGCGAAGTATGCACCAAATGCTGTTAGCATTAATATTTGCAACAAATCTACGTATGAATCCTTTACGTTAAAGGGCCAGTTGTCCATGCTGTCCGCCACCATAGTGACCATGAACATCGTCATCAAGGCGATCAAAGTTACTGGTCTGATGAGCTTTGCAAGCTTTACATCGCTGCCCATGTCTGCCTTCCAGCGCTCAGTCACGTTGTTCTGAAACTGAATCTCTGCGTCCACAGCGGCAATGCCTTCGTCTGTGTTTACGTCTGGATCTTTTTCAATAAGATTCTTTACAATGCCCAACCCTCCCTGGTCTGGGAGAAGGTCTCCTACCACATCGAGCACGTTGGGTGCTTTTGACTTCAGCCATTTCCCAAGCCCTGTGTCTTTGATTTTTTTGTTCTGTTCCATAGTTATCTTCCTACTCTAATACGGTACCTATCGTCGTTATTGATTCTTGCTTTTTGCATTGATTCTATGAGTGCATCTGTGTCAACACCAAGCCTCACCGCAGCCATGTAGTAATCTGATAACCCCATGAGGGCCTCTTCATAAACCTGCCTGTTGCCTTCATTGGTCCACGTGTTGGTGTCTCTGTCATATCCAACGCGCTTGGCATCGCTGATTATTTTCCCAGCGTCATAGGCCCTGTACTTAAACTGCTCGTTAAAATCAACCTTGTAAGGACGCTGACCAATCGACATGAGCATTCCAGTTACAATCTTATTGTCTGCTTTAGCAAGCGTTTCCATAGATGTGATTGCGCCAGGCTTAAAGAGGTCGTAAACCTCCTCGATTATAGCCTCACCTTTTTGAACATCAGTCATGCCCTCAGTGTACAGAGGGGCTCCGCTTGATTTTGTTCCGTTGATGAGGTTGTTAAATGTTTGAGCAACCATCTCTGGATCAGAAAACGGTGCGACAGTTTGTCTTAAGGACTCTATAAGGCTTTCTTGCAGATTGTCTCCATTAAGAAAAGCGTTTTGTATTCTGTCAATATTTCCAAATGGATCTGAAGCATTCGCATCAATGTATGTCATTGAGCCTGGCTCTATGTTCGTGTAGTACACCTCTGAATTTTCTGACCAAAAAGGAAGGAACATTTTAAGGTCTGCTTCTTTTTGTTTTACTTCTTGTGTCTTTTTGTCATCACCAAATCCTGCATACCCCAATCCAACCATCAGAGCAGTTCCTTCTATCGTGCTGCGACGGAACAAATTATATCCCATAGCCCCAGAAAGCCTTGAGACTCCTGCGTTTATCATCTCCTGGTTGTTTGTCTTCTTTCCCTCTGATATTTCTTTGGCCGCAAGGGCGAAAATGTTGTACTGTGTTCTGTACGCCTCCGCCTGAAATGTTACAAAGTTTCCAATAGGGGCAAACCTAAGAGCCTTAATTAGTTCAGGCGCTCTTCCATAGTTGGGGTAGGTGTTTTTTACATTCTCAACAGCTGTGTCCATAACCCTGTCAAGCTCTGCGTCTGTAAGTTGATCAGAAGACTTGCCGTAATAAATTTTAGCGTATCTATTAATCTCGTTGTTTGCTCCAAAAATCTTCCAAACATCGTCCTCCGCCTGATAGAGTCTCTCAGGCTTGGACTTTCCTTTTGCAACAGCGTTGGAAACCTTTTGTCTTCTTGTTAGATTAGATTCTGAAGCTCTGTTTTCAAGAAGAGCCTGAACATTACCGTCCTCAAACAGAGCCTTTACTTCGTTCAATGCGGGGGACTGCGCGATCAAGCCTCTTTTTACCAGCTCATCAAAGTAGTTTGTGAGTTCAACATCATCTATAAGCCCAATGTCTGCGCCCAAAACTTTAAAAGGATTGTGACCTGATGAAGTATCAAAGTGGCCGTTTGAAGCAGCAATTACAGCGTTCCCAACAAAGTTTACGCTGTGAGTGACAGGAGACAAAATGGTCTTTGAGTATTTAGCTGATGCCACCAATGTTCTGTAGGTCTTAGCAAAAACGCCGTACTGCCGCTGTGCCTTTTCCAATGCCGCGCCAATCTCTGGTGTGGTATACATACCACCCAATGGATCAAAAGTTTTAGTGTTATCTCCAGCTAACTTGTAAGAGAATTGCTGAGACCTGTTTGGATCGTTAGCCTCAAACATCCAGCCGTTCTTTGTGCCAGCCTCATACATATCATTCAAGAACCTGGTGTTAGTAACCATGTTACTAAGGGTCTGAATGGTCCTCGCATAGTTAAGTGTTGGATCAGTGTACAGACCCATAAACGCCTGGATATCTGGGTCTATATTCTTTTTAGGTTTAAGGCTTCCAATGTCCTTACTTCCAAACTTGCCTGATCTGTAAGCTGAGGATTGTTGTTCAGTGGCAATGATGTCCGCCAGCTCCCTGTCAATATGGCGATTAATTACTTCCTCAACATCTTCGCCAGTTCTTTCAGCATGGTTTCGAGCAGCCTCCTCTACCTGGCCTCTCAAAATAAGCCTAGCTCTTTCTCTAATAAAGTCGCTTGGCTTATAGTTTGGATCATCAAACATGCGGTAAGACACACGCATGTATTCTCCAATGTTAGCCTCGATTGATTCCGCTATTTCTTTAGGCAGCCCTCCAAGTGCAAGCAATTCCTGAGAGAGTCCGTCTATTTGAGCTCGCATCTCTGATGCAAGAGCTTTAAGTTCAGCAGGAAGCGGTTGATTCATATCGCCTCTAACCGCTGCGTCGAACGCCTGATTGAGCTGATTAGTTTGTTCTTTGCTCAGACCTTTGCTCGCCTTCTTAAACTCTCTGTTTACCTTACGTACAGTCCTGTCAACCAAGTTGTTGTAGAAGGACATTTGTCCCTCTTGCTTTTCCATCAAATCCCTAAAAGACCTAGTGCGGAAAGACCTGCTGCTAAATCCTTTTCTTCTAATGAAGTTGCCAAAGTCTTTGAAGCTACTTACTGGGATGCCAAACACAGTTCTTCCGCCTTCCTTAGGCAGGAATACGTCGTCTTCTTTCTGGCGCTTAGCCAGCTCCTCACGAGTTATTGGTCTGGGTTCGAGGGGCTCGACTGGCCTTGGCTCGATGGGCTCTGGGGTTGGCTCTGGTTCAACAGATGCTTCTTCAGATACTTCATCTGCAACGGGCGTGGCAGCTCCAGGAGTTTCTCCATCGAGCTCTTTTTGTTTGCGGTTGACATATTGGTCATGGTCTCTTTGAAATTCTTCGTCTTGATCTAGTTCTTGGTTTACTCTCTCGACTTGCGATTCAGTCTGCGCCTGCTGCAACAGGATCTGATACGCAAGGTCTTCAGCAACGTCCCCCTCAAACATCTTAGGCTGGCCGTTGGCTCGCTTTACGCTCACGGCTCTTACGTTGCCGCTCTCGTCGTACTCTATGCCAAGTGTTGGCAGCTCTGACTGAGAGCTAAACACATCCCCCTGCACAACGAACTCACCGTCAGGAGTGACAGTCACCTCTGACTTGATCGCTGTGATATTCAGGTCAGACACAGGCTTGTCCATCAGGTCCTGGGCATTGCCCAAATCCATGATTTGATTCTCTGTTTCAAAGACTATCCTGTCTCCGTACTCCTTGTCTCTTCTGATAACACCTTTAGTGCCATCTTGCATGGTTGCCTGAGAATCAAGGGCATCGCCAAACGTGGGAACAACCTGGTCCGCTGGTGCGATCTCTGGGTCAGTGTCGTACTTGTTTTGAATCGCCTCAATCTTGGCGTCAATCTGGCCTAGCTTCCGCTTCGCGCTACGCAAAGGAGAGCCCTCATATTTAGCACGCTCTTTCTCAAGGGCCACAAGCTTGGCTCTATCCTCACCCTGAATCTCTGGGTCAATGCCTCTCTGAATCTCTGCTCCCCTAACAAGATCATCTACAAGTCCAGCAGTTTGATCGTCGTTCGCCACGGACAGTGACATGTTTTGAATCTCGTCTGGGCTCATTTTCTGCACCATGTCAACAAACATGTCCTTGTCCATCTGCTCCCCATCTATGGAGTACACGGGTGTGTCAAGACCAATAGGGTTTTTAGGAAGCACAACGGCTGGCTTGTCGAGATTTCTCTGGCGCATCTGGTCCATTCTTGCAGAGGCGATGGTTACGGGAGTACCTGTCTGACCTGCAAGCGCCTCGAAGCCAACATCTGCGGCGCTATACTCCATGCCCGCAAGCTCAGAGCCAGCAACCTCCCCAACTCCTCCGCCTACGCTTTCTGTGGTGGCGGCAACCAGCGGTGCTGCAACCCTCTTTCCTTGCTTTTGCAAGCGGGCAAACGCTCCAATACCAACCTTGGCCGTAAAGGCGTCAATAGCACCAATTGTGTAGCCCTTTGTTTTTGCTTTGCGGACAATCTCCCCATACTTCTCCTCGTTGTTAAGAAGGTTGTAGACGTTCTCCGCGTTGAACTCGTTGTCTCCAAGTTCTTCTTGGACAAGCTCTGTAAAGGCGGCAGCAATCTCTAGCTGTGATCCCGCAGCAGCAAAAGCAAATGGGATAGAGGCGACAGCGCCTACCCCTGCTCCTGCTGGGCCTGCAGCAGCCGCCCCGCCAGCCGTTCCTCCAACTAGCGTAGCAAGAAAGGCCTCACCAGACTGCTGATTGAGCATGGATGCGCCGCTTTCAAGAAACACTTCTGGAAGAAGACTTGGATTGGCTGCGATACCCTGAACAAACCCCCATGCATTGGGGTCTTCTGCGTAGATAGCCTCGAACTCAAGCATCTCTTTGCTCTTGCCTATCTCAGCAACCTGATCTTGATACTTTTGAACAGACTCAACGTAGGATGTAATATCATCCATGTTAAAGTTCCCATTCTTTGTAATGATATTGTGAGTCTCCGCAATAGATTCTTTTCTTTTATTGCCTTTAGACACGGATCTAAAAGAGTCGTCAATCAAGTCTCCAATAATAGGAATGCTGTTGACCAAGTCTCCAAAAGGACCTGTCAAAAAGTTGGGTTCTTCTGGAGTCTGTACAAACTCTAACCCAGGCGCCATGCCAAAACCACCAGGCGCCAGCTTTGTCTCAAACCCTGCTACTGGAGTCTCTGTAGAAACCGCATCTCCACTCTGTGGTTGAGCCTGCGGAGCTGTACCTGAGGTAGGCACCGTAGAATCCATCCCCAAAACTGAGTCCTGCTGCGAAGCAGCGTCTTTTTTTTTTACACCCATCAGGGTGCTGAAGTCCTCAAACCCTTTGCTGTAGCCTGTTTCAGTAAACAAAGTGTAGGCATCTTGGAGGGCCTCATCATTTGTGTTTATAAGAGTTACAAACTCATCAAAAGACTTTGTATATCCACCCTGCTGGAACAGAGTATAGGCGTCTTGTAGTGCCTCTTCATTCATTCTGCTAAGGTATTAGTATCTTGATGTATCTGGTCTGCCTGTTTGAGCAGGAGGAGCTCCTTGCTGCTGGGCCTGCTCCATTGCATTGTACTTCTGATAAGCTCTTTCTACAAGCTTGTCTATGCTCATGTGACCATCATAGCTGTCCTTTAAGTAGAAGTCAATCTTCTTAATGACGTCAATGTCTTGCTCACCATCTAGAATGGCCATACTGTATGGCGATCCATCAACTGAAATGTTGTTTATTACAACCTGATACTTGCCGTCACCAGTTGGGGCAATGGCCAAGTCTGTTGGCGCAATCTGAATGACTGGGTCAACGTCAGGATAAACCTCTTCGCCTGCTGCATTTACCGTAGGAACATACGATGGGTTTTCAATATCAACCTTTACCCTGTCCTTTGTAAGTCTTTCGAGGGTGTAGTGCTCTGCAAATGCCAGGCCTTCTCCTCTCCGCAGTGCGTCAACGTTGCCAAACATCATGCTTGGGTCTCCACTAATTTGACGGAAAGCAGCGGGGCTGCTGTCAAACACCTCTGCCTCCACTTCTTGAAGCGTCAGCCCGTTGGTGTTATTTCCAGATTCGTCATCTTGTCTTTTACCCTCGAACGCAGCCTGCCTTACAAGGTCCTGTATTGCTTGGCTTTCATACCTAAAGATTGCCTCTTGATATGTCTTGGCGTTCTCACCAATAAAGTTGCCCGCGTTGTCTCTTTCGTTTGCAATGTATTCGTTTACAAGTTGAGTGTTCCCAAGCATTGCATCAGGGAAGTAATCTTCAATGATTCGCATGCGAGTCTCCAATCCATCATTAGTTTGATTCAACTTGATGATTGATGTAGCTTTTTCAAGCGCTTTATTAGGGTCATACTCTTTATCCAGGGTGGTTGCTGCCTCTTGAACAACTCCTGTGGCAATTTCAAGCATCGTCTTGGTAGCCTTGCTACCTAGAAATTGCATGGGATCATAAATGCTGGCATTCGTCCAGGCCTCCATTTCATAGATAGGCATCTCGCCTTGGTCTCCTCCAGCAGGCAGGGCGTAGACAACACCGTTCTCACCAAGCCTGTAGTTAGTCGCAAAGCCACCTCGATAGTACATCTCTCTTTCAGCAAACTTGTTGATATCCAGGTCCAGCTGAGCAATAGGTGACTTCTCTTTTGCGTAATCGTTTCTTTTCCCAGGGTCACTGGCAAGCTCAAAAAGCTGATCGTGCAAACCCACAACTGACTCATCCTGAGTGTGAGCGGTGTGCTTTACATACCAATCTTGTATGTCATCGAGAGCCTGTTCAACCACAGCAGTGTCTGCGGTGAAGTAGTTTGTTTCTTCTAGCTTTTGTTGCCTGTACTCATTGAACAGAGGGCGCAATGGTGGAATAAGTTTGCTAGAATCATATCCGTCCGCGCGAGCTGCATTCGTAGCCGCTATTTTTTTAGCATTGGCCAGCTCTCTTGCCTGCTGAACCTGCTGAGCATTTTTGAGCGCCTGGTCCCTTTCAATGGCTCTCTGAAACCTAGCGTTACGAACCTGAATAGACTGGTTGATATCCTCAAACCCAGGAGTTTGGGTTGGGGCTGGCGTGGTGTAAAGGAATCCGTTAGACATTTTCCTCTCGCATTTGCTCTTTTTTAGCCTCGTGCTCTGCTTGCTCTAGCTCAAACCTTTTAAGAAGATTTTTCCAGAACTTAAACACGCCCTCTTTGTCTCCCTTCTCTGTCATTTCTTTAAGAGAAACCGCATCCGTTGGTGCCACGACGTACATTCCTTCTTCCTTGCCGTCTTCTGTGATGACAATCTCCCCTCCTGTAAACTCAGCAACGTCTTCCCCTTTTTTATTTTCAAGGATCATTTTCCCGTCTTCTGCCCTCACATTCTGAGGATTGGTTTCGTGGCTGAACTCGCCTGGAGTCATGATTGCAGAACCGCTCTTAGCCTTTACTATACCCCCATCTTCCTCTGTGGGGACTGGAGTATCCTGAAGATTTCCATACGCTGTAAATGCATCAGGAAGTGTGTCGATCAACAAGTTTTCCGCATCAATTCTCTGCTGTCTGGCAGCCTCAGCAGATCCCGTTGCCCTTTGAAGTTCGCTCCCGTAAAGAAAGCTCTCCATGTCAAACAAACGCTGAAAATTTTCGTCAGCTACCTTTTGCTCTTGGGCCAGGGTAGCGGCTTGAGCATTTATATCGCCCTGCATAGTGCCCAACAAAGCCTGATCGCGGCCTACAGAAATATTTTTAAGAGCTTCGTTTACATTGGCAGCCGCTCTTGGATTGTTGACGTTACGAAGCAAGGTTGCCTCAGCCCTGTTGGATGCATTTTCAATTTCCTGCCTTCGAGCCTCATTCATCTTGCGAATGTTCTGCTCTAGGTCATAAACCCCCTGATCTACAGATCGCTGTTGCTTGCCAATGTCAAGCAGCTTTTTGCTGTACTCGTCGTAGGCTTCTTCGCCCTTTTGTTGAATCTCCTCTGCTTCTTCTTTGTCTCTGAAGCCCTTGATTCCACTGCCTACTGCCTGAGCTATGATGGCAAGGGTGAACGGGTCAATCCCCGCTGTCACCAGGTGTGGCAGGTCATGCCCAAAGATTAGTGTGTGTATAATGTCAAATGCAGGCATAGCTACAAATTTAAGTATTTATCATTTATCGTGAGCGAGCTGGATTGGCTCGTACTGGAGGTTGAGGCTGCTGATCTCAAAATAACCCTTTGATACAGGGATTTGAATAGAGGCTTCAGCAAACTTGCCACGTGCTGGCTCCCCAACCAAAGACGGATGGGCCACACCAATAAGATACACGTCTGTATTTGGCTGTTCTAGTTGAAAATCAATTACCCGCTGCAAGTTGTTGTTGGGTGAGGTGTAATTAAATGCCATGTTTTGCGGATCAAAGGCAGCGTATTCATTCGCAAAAGACCCATCATTAAATGCGGCAACATCCTGGGTAAGAGATGATATGGTTGAGTAGGTCTGATCAACCATTTGTGTGACGCCTAGTTGCTGACCGTTTGGGAATAAATATCTAGTCCCCTGAGAGTTTGACTGATTGACTGTCAAGATGCAGATCTTCATCTGCAATGACGCTGTCTGAAATACTTGAGGTGAGATGCCTGTGTTTGGATCTAAAAACACCTTGTAGTGCGATGGGATAGGACTCTGACCAGGAGTAAAGGGGGAAAACCTTACCCCTGTAATCCTGCCCAGGTTAAAGACGTTCTTACCAGGAAACAATCCATTTTCTTGAGCTATTGGTCCGTAAGTGGTACCGTTGATGGTCCTTAAAAAGTCAATCGAAACAGACTGATTTGGGGCGTTAACGTCCCTGACGTCTATGTGATTGTTGGTTTTCATTACAGACAAAGACCCTTCAAGATTGCCACTCCCTTCAATAGAAAAGGTCTTAAAGATCTTGTTGTTAGATGACTTTTCGTTAAACGAAACCACCAAAGAACTTGGGGTGGCACTACCATAAAATGTATTGTATTGCTCCCCTGAGTTGTGCAGCCATATAGGGCTTTCGTATTGAGCATTGACAAGAGGAGAGCTAGGCGAAGACATAAATTTACTCCTCACCCTACTAAAGTCTGAGGAGGCATAGCTGTACCTGCTTGTCCATTGATTTGTCTTGTTGCTAAATCCTATTGTTGGCATGACTTTTTATTCCTCTGTGAATTGATCGTAGAATGAAGCATCGCTAGACCCCTGGAATGGAGTGCCAGAAGTAACAGAGGCGATAGCTTGAAGAGCATCTAAAGTCCCTCCTGGAAGAGTGAATTGGTCAGGCAGCTCCACGAAGTTAACGGTACCATAAATCTGCAGATTCGACGCGCTGTGCTCATTTATCATAACAAACATAAGATCAGTTAGGTCATTAAATGAAGCAATGCCGTCTTGATTAAAGTCACCTGTTTGTTGAGACTCATTACTCGAATATCCAAGGCTAAACGTTGGACGGATAAGAGCATTAACGACACTGTCTGCGAAGTCTGCGTTGTAAAACTCACTTTCAGTATTCAATGCATTAGAGACAAAGTTTGCTACATCTTGTGTTGTAAATGCCAGTGATGGGTCTACGAAAGCACCCTGTAAGTCATTGATAACGTCACCAGTGCCAACGCCAGCTCCATTTATTACTGCATACAAATTGCGCTGATTTTCTGGTAGAGTTGCCCAGGTTTGAGCTGTAAGACTAGTAACGTTGCTTGTCTCCCCAGCACCAAGGGAGAAAGAAAACATGTCATCTAGATTAAGGTCTGTGCTTTGGTCCAGCAAAATCTTTATGTTTTGATTGACCTTGCTCAACACAGAAGACAAGCCCAGCCATCCGCTAAAGCCTGGGACGACAACAGACCCGTCCCCAACAAGGTCTATCATGATGTTTTCTCCGCTCAAAATATTTTCAGCTTGGACGCCGCGCAGTCCAATAGGAGAGAAATTAGCCCAGTATCCCCCAATGTTTTCTTCAAGGTTGTCGATCTGTGTTGACACCTCTCCATCCAAATACGATGTACTTGTTGACTGATTCAATTCGTTTGGTACTTGAGCAGAAAAAAGGTTTTGCCAATTACGAAGATGGGATATGGCCATCCCAACATCTCTAGCAACTGCCTCAACAGCATTATGCCAAACACCTCTGTATACCTCTGATTGAATATCAGCCGTCAAATCCCCTTGATACAGGCTATAACCAAGGTTATTTGTTATAGTGGATATTTGCTGGAACGTGCTCTCCAACTCTTCATAGATAGATATCAAAGAGGCCTGGCTTTCAGCTTTTCCTTGAACTATGCGAATAGCCTCGTCTACAGTTTCAGAGATAAACGCTTCATCCCCTTCAGACCACAGAGGATCTTGTAAGCGCGCTCTCAAAAACTCAAGCGTCTCAACGTCAGATACGTCAAACCCTTCTTGGAAATCATCTGATGGGCCAGTAAGACCCATGCTTTCTGCAAGATTAAACACCCCTTCAAGAAGTCCGCTAATGTCTGATTTAACTCCCTCCCAAGTTTGGCTGCCTCCAAGAGATCCAAAAGCAAGGCTGAGTGCTCCAGTTGGCAATGCGGCTTCAACCTCTTCAGCTGTTATAATGCCATCGCCGTCTGTGTCAAAACTGTTTACAATTCCAGCAAATGCAGCGCCCGTAGATCCGTAGCTGCTTGTTATGGCTGCCGCCAACGTTGCATTTATACCGCCATCAATTAAGGCTTGCAGGAACTGATTGTCTGTCGAAACATCTATTGAATTAAGAATACGAGCCAAGGCAAAAGCAAGAGAATCTCTGGTGGTGACGACATTCACTATCTGTTGATCTTTTGCTTCAAACTGTTCAATCGCAGGAACTGTCACATTGCTATGTATTCCTAACGAGATGTAATTAGAAATCATTTGGGAAAAACCAATGTTTTCTTGACCATAGCTTTCTAGCACTGCAAACACAGATAAAGGATCTCCGTTTGTCGCTAGAATATCATTTATAAAGGACAGTGACAAGAATCCAAATGCATTAGACGGATCAATATCTTCAGCACTAACATTTACTGGATCTGAATAATCTAATTCTGATTCAGGAAGCTCTTCCTTGGACAAGTCAGGTACAAGGAATGTAGAAGCTCCAAGAACAATTTCATAAATCTGAGAAAGAACACTGAGAAAACTCTCTTCAGCAAATGCCTGGGCCGCTTGTGCTTCCAGTGTAGCAGCCTCTAGCTCCTCAAGAACATTTTCAGAAATGTAAGCACTTCCAACCGCAAACAACTCAAAGTAAAGTTCAATCTGCTGATTTAGCTTAGCTCGCGGATCCAATGCCCCCACGACGCCGCCCAGGGCATCGTCTCCAGCCGCATCACCCCCTACAATATCAGTATTAATGCTAAGGTAATTAAATGAGCCTTCCTTTGGGAAAACACCTACGCCATATCCTGTGGTGAAAGTATCTGCAATATCTTCTTCAGTAAAAGGCTCCACTGCCCCTCTACCATAGAGTATAGTTTCGCTCTCGTCATACCAATCGACTAAGTACTGACAAAGTTGCATGATGGATGCACATCGCTCTGCAGCAAGCCATGGAGGTATTGTTAGTATTTGTCCATTTGCCCCAAACGGAAAGTCTATAAACTCTTGTTCATCTGAAACTATTGGACTACCCCCCACAAAGGCAGTTTGAACTTCCAAGACGGGGTTGGATGGGAAGGAGCCTGGATTTAGCAGGTTTAGGCCTGAATCATCTATATCATATTCAAAGCCTAGAAGATCAAGGATTCGTGCGTAAACATCTCTAGTCTGCGCAAAAAGAGCTCTCGTGTTCGACTGCAAACTCTCCTCTACGCTCATCGTCCCAACCTGAGAATCAAAAAATGCTTGAGCTTCATTATCAGCATCAGCTGCCTGCTGAATCAAATCTGATATTGCCGCATTTAAATCACTAATATTTCCTGAACCTCCGCCCGTATTAGCAAGAGCTAGTTCTTGTTGAAGCACAGCAATTTGAGCTGTAAGAGATTCTACTTCAGCCTCTGCTTCACTAAGATTATTTTCTAAGTTAAGATATACCTGTAGGTCTAGCTGAGCTTGCTCTAAATCAGCAATCAAACCAGCCTCTTCCTCCAAAGTAAGGTCTCCCTGCTGCGTGGTGAAATCAATAAATTCATCTTCTGCAGTATCAGACGGGAATGCATCGTCCTGGAATACAAAAATAGACCCTGTAAAGTCAAGAATATTTTGGTTGTAGGCAGAAATGATATACTCGTCGTGTTCTGCATCATACCCTCCAGCAACTCTCGTTTTTCCAGGAGAGTTTAAAAGAGTAGAAAACATATCTCTGAAATAAGACTTCATGCCCCTGTCAGAAATAATCGAAACACCTGAAGAAAGATTAAACTTATATACTTCTCCTCTTTGCTTATTCGCCCAGAATATTGTGTTGCCGTACATAGCAACAGATTCTGGATTTGTGTCACAGCCGTTCTCGCCAGCGTAAAACCTTTGAACGCCAAGAACTTTTGATGTAGCAAGAACCGTTTCAGATCCAGAGGCATCAGAAACAATCGTTCTGTTCACTGGAACTGAACTAACCTTTGTGTTTTGCAGAACAAATAGGCTATCATTATAATCCAATATGCAAGCAATAGAACCGTATGAATTGGGGAGATCTTTAAAAGGCTGCTTTGTGGCGTCATACGAATTAAGCCTCAGTTGTACATCTGTGTAGTCGTCTTGATCTGAGAAAATTATGCTTGCATACCTTCTAACCTCAGCAGCGTTAGGATCCACCAATTTTGCCCTACCGTAACTATACTGATTTGCTCTTAGAATTGTGTCGCTAAATGTTTCTGACTCTAAATAAAAGTTGAAAAACGCTGGAATGGACGATCCAATGGGTTGGACAATGCTTTGAAATTGCCCATCAGAAAGAGGCGCGAGGTTTACAGCGTGTCTTCTAAAGTACACATCTCCATCTTTGAGGGTGAGAGGATTATACTGGTGACTCAATACAGCTGATCCAATAGGACCGTTAGGGTCTGGCCCCCTCAAAACCTTGTAAGACTCGCCTATTTCTCTATACGCCACCTCATCGCTATCTCTCAACAAGGAAGGCGTATAAATCTCAACTACACACCTGTTGTTCCAGAGTGAAGAGGAATTGGGAAGAATGTTTGTTTGAATTGAGTTGACGCTAAAACCGCTGGCGGTAGGATTGTTTTTTAGCACCACAAAAGTACCCGTAAGATACTTTGGTATCTCCTCCTGGTTTACAGGCGAGTACAGAGGGTTCTGATCAGTGTCACTCCCAAGTGTGACTACGTCAACAATGTCAAACTCCACGTTGTTCGCGTAAATTCTAGCACCGCCCTCGTTGTAAGAAATAACTCTTAGCTTATCGCCTGGTCTATACTGATAAAACGTATCGCTGCCATCAGCAGGCCTTGCACCAAATGCGTCTACATAAGAGACATCACTGTTGCCTTGAAGGTAATTTAAAGAAACATAGATGTTTCCTGTAGAAACTACACCCAAGTCATCGTTTAAATCAAACTCTGTGTCCGTTACAAACCCTCCTCCAACGCTATATTGTATAAACTTATCGTATGATGTGTTGCCAGCATACACAATTTGATAAGAATAAGCCCAAGATGGAGGCTCATTATTAATCTGAATACTGATATCCACTGGGCCTCCAAGCCCCACATTCCCCTCTTGCTCAGCCATGGGCGGAACAAACGTTGTGCCTAGTGGGAAAACGCTACTTTGTCTCCCATAAAAATCAGAGTACACAATCCCAAAATCGTGAAAAGCGTTGGCCTTAAACGTTTTTCTATCCGCTGAGTCCCCCCCAACCGCAACAAATGACAACTGTGATGTGATTTCAATATGTGGAATTAATTGCCTATACCATCCAAGCGGATCCGTAATCGTATAAGAGGGGACATTTTCTGTGCCAGAAAACTCTATCTGATCTTGTTCTATAAAGCTGGTGAAGTTTATGTTGACGTACCCAGTATTTTTAATTTCCTTGTTAAGCTTTCCATCAAAAGCATTTAGAGTTTGGACGTCATTAAGGCTATATGGCAAATCATGTACTGACTGTCCATCTGAAGTACCTGTAGATACATATCCCATGTAGTATTCAAACGGGTTAATCCAATATCCAAGCGCCAAGCCATTTGGGCTTCCAACAAAACCATCAACCAACAGCTCTCCATTGGCTGTCATATTAGGAGTTCTGTCAAACACTAAGTCTCCTGCGAGATCACCACTTTCATAATTATAAAGAGAATCGCTTCTCATCGTCTCAAAGTGCGATCTCAAGGCATTAGGGTTGTTGTACGTGGGGCTAACGTCTGACTCTCCCCCAGCAAAGTAATACAATATCCCATCCCTAAGGGTAGTGGCGTTGACACTGCCAATGTCAGCATTTGACCCTGGACCAGCCTCACCATCAACAAGGGTGTAACCTAAGACTCGCCTCAAAATATCCTCTGCATGATCATACTCATTCAGAAGATTTTCTGAATCCAGAATTTGAGCATTTAATTCATTAACAACTCTTCGTCTAGTGCAAACCAAAGTGCCTGAAGGGTTAGTGTCAGAGGCAGGTCGTCCTCCATCTAGCGCTGGGTCCACACCACCGCCACTACCCACAGCCCTACCAGGAAGGTCCATGTATCCTAACAGGCGAGTTATAAAACTAAGCTGGAAAACTGTAGGCTCGACTCCGTATGACAACGAGGAGGGCATGCTCGCCCCTCCAAGAAAATCTTCTGTGCCAATAGGATACTGAAGTATTCCAAGACTTCCAGTAATTCCTGTAGCAAAGTTATTATTAATGGGTGGCTCTGAACGATACTGACGCATAACGCCCCCACTATAGGTTCCATTATAGATATTTTTTACATCTACTTTTGTGGCCACAGATGTCAACAAATTCGTTAATTCAGAGATGTCTGTAGCCCCATTAATAAGACTTGCCACAGCAGACTTTCTCAAGCAAACCCACCCGCTGATACGGTTGCTTATCGTTTCAAAGTATTCTGATTCTTTAAATTCAAAGATTTGATCTTGAAATACACCTCCAGCGAGGAGATCACTATCAGGATCACCAGGATTAATCTGAGCAACATACTCGACATGATTGTCAATTAGTGCTTGGTATCTACAGCTAGCGGTGTTTTGGTATCCTCCCTTAATGTCTGGGATGCATGTTAAAACTTCTTCGTTTTGTATATCAAGCAAATCCAATGCAAGAAATACATCATCTGTTTGAACATTATTGACTCCAATTAGATCGTAGTATGACCCATCTTCATACTTTTTATTGGGATTAAAAATAGTAGGGTGGATACAATCAATAAGACCAAAGGTTACATCAGCCTTGTTGACAATAAAATAGCCGCAGGGAGGTTGATTAACTGGCTCTGAGTTTTCAGACAAAGTTCGATCCGTAACAAAACACACCTTTTGACCTGATGGGCTTTGAGATGAAAAATAATCGTAGCTGTTTAGACCTAAATCAATAGAATAACTAGACGTACTCTTTACGTCAATTATGGTAACATCTGATGAAACTAATTGTCCAGGACCCGCTGGACCCTGAGATGGGAGTATGATTTCAGCTCCTGTGAGAACAGCCCCAATAAATCCTTTTAGTTCTGACCTAGTAATGCTGTTGTTTACCAGCAACCTTACATTAAAAGTCATGACCCTTCCGCTTAAGATCAAAGGATTAGACGCAGATGTGCCGTAACAAACCTCTGCAGAGCTCTCGTTAGGAGAGCTGCTATTCCAAACGGCAGAGGGTCTGTTTTGATAGGTTTCCTCTAGGTTTGCTATAGGATCCCAGCCCAAATCTTTAACAGTAAGATTAGGCATCCCAGAAAAAAGTGATGGAGATTGAACGCTACTTACTTTTCCATGCGCTTGTTGGATGGGATTGAATCCCTTGCTCAAAAGCGTGTTCTCAAAAACAGCTCCGCCATCTTCTTGAACCTTGTCTTTGAGGTCGCTAGATCCGCCTGGGTCGTGAGTGACAAAAATGCTTGAGTGAAAACTGTCTTGAGCCTGATATAGGTGAATGTTTTTATCAGGGTTGCAAGTAATGCTAATGTTTAATGTTGTGCCAGGGTCAAAAACTTCTGGAGCGCCTGACATGTCTAGCCTAAATCCGCTAACCCTATTGCGCACAAGATCTGTAAATTCACCAGTCTCAAGATTGAAGTTTGTTTTTTGTGGTAAGGCCCTTACCTCTGGGACAAGCTTTAGATCTACCTCCTGAAAATCGTCAGGTCTTGGCCTAGAAACGTAAGAGATGTTTGCATCAATAGCGACCTTGTCAAATCCCTCGACATAGTTTCCAAAAAACGACCTGTCATTGCAGATGTCAAATGCCTCCGCAAGTTTGGGCACGCTATCAAACTGCTTGAAAGTAATGTCTTCAGGAACGTAAGAAATCAATCTATCTCCATAGTATCTATAAGCGTAGTATACGTATGGTATAATTCCCTCATTGTTTGCATTGACAGCCAGATCACCGTTATGAGGTCCCGTCCACTCTGAACCTGCAGCAGCTTCTGACGACCTTAAGTCATCTATGTAAAACCAGGCGCCGTCATTCCCCTCCCTGCCGTAAAGTTTAATGTAATCTACGTTCTTGCTTTGCTCTGGGATTCTAACACTAATAAAATTGTACCCCTCAACGTCAGGAGTAGGGTCAGCACCTTGTCCTAGATAAGCAGGGTTTACAGCAAGTTTAGAGTATATTGAAAACGCACTAACAGTGCCATTGTTGTAAACATTTTGATAAGCAAATTGGAGACCCCTAGAGTTTCTAAATGCGCTCGATGTTCTAACTGGATCATATCCCCAAACGGGCACGATAGACCTAAGCGGTGTGATTGGGCACATTGAGATAAACTCAACAAGCTCCGCATCATTGTACCCAATGTAGTCGCCCCTCAAGCAGGCCAATATGTCTAGACACCTAGGCTCATTATAGTTGTCTGTGAAATACAAAAATGTTTTTTCACCAACACCCTGACCAGACTCAACGCTTGAAACGTGCGTGACAGAACCCTGAACTACTGAATTGTAGTAGAAGTTAAAAAATCTGTTTTGAAAAACTATCTGAACATTTCCAACTGCGTCGTCATACATCAACACCCCGTGCTTGCTGGGATTCTGATGCCACATAAAAAAATACACTACGCCCTTTGCCTCATCAGTAACGCTTCCAATAATGCTGTATTGAGACTGAGCATCTACGATTCCGTCTCCTGAACCCTCAACACCAATGATCGTGTTGCCAAGCACAGGCTTTACAACCCCCATGTTTCCAGAGTTGGAGATTTCGTTTCCAGCATCTCCGCTCTCGTCTAGTCCTTTTTTAAATGCGTCAAGACTTTCTGTTGCCCTTACATTAAGGGCATCGCTCATCTCTGTCTTCTTTCTAACCCTTGTGTCTTTAGACTTAGAAAGGACTCTGGGGAATACTTTGTTTACAGCCATTAGTACTTAGGTGCCTGCTTGAAGTTTTTTCTGATCACACCAAGGACATCATCTTTAGAGAATGAGTTAATGCGTGCCCTCGCCTTTCTTCTTTCGTTGTAATACTCTGCCCGTGCTCTGCCTTTTTCAGCAAGAGAGACATTGCGCTTACGCTCACATACCTTGTAATAAATATAGCAGCGCAGAGCTTCCTCTGCATATACATGCACCAAGGGATTGGTGCTACGCGCTTCATCTGAAATATACTCAAGAACAATCTCTGTTGTGTTGGAGTTTGTTGCAAGCTCCAATCTAAACTGATCGAGATTCAATCTGTATTCGCCCGCACCAACACCCCCACCTAATCCATACAATGCACCTAAAGTATTTTCATACAAGTAGTTTCTGAAAACATCCTCCCTTAGCTCTACAGAGCTGCTACCCGCCTGTCCAGCCGTGGCGCCCTTGCTGTCCTCTTTGTTTGGAATAAGGTCAGCATTTTGCTGAATCATAAGGGGCGGCGTAGCGTCGCCTGCGGGTGTTCCTGTGTACCCCTCTGAATCTTGAAGAGTTCCGCCAGTTCTGTCAGCTACAATCTTTTGCGAAAAGTTAAGGTTTTTGTTTTGGCGCATCACACGGATGACGCCGTCTTCATCCACTACACCCACTTTGGTTAGGTCAACAAAGTCTTCAGGCAAAGCGACTGTATCGTTTGTAGAGTCAATACTAAGCTTTACAGATTTGATTCTGGTGGTTACATCAAAGCCAAACTCTCTTATACCGCGCAAAGCAATGTTGCGGACAGTAACGTCAGAAGCGTTTGAAATATGATCATCCTCGTCAAGCGTAATAAGAAAATCATCAATAATCTGACGAAGGGGTACATACGTCATCCCCTTTGTTGAATAGTCTACGTATGCCATTACTTCTTAACTACTTTAGGAGCGACCTTTATCATAAAGGGATCTCTAAGATTGATTCCAATCATAGATGTAATTTCTTCCATCAGCTCAGGAAACATGTCAAGAGGAAGATCGAAGTTTCTACTGTTTCTCAAATCAACACCAGCAGATTGAACTTGATTACTTAGGATAGATATGTTTGGGCTTGAAAAAGTATCAACTGAATTTGCAGCAAGCGTACCTGCCATAATGGTTCTAGAGGAAGGAGTCCTATAGTAAGTAAGCCTAACGTTATCAGACACCTCATCCATTTCAGGAAACAGCTCTATGTTGTTTGAAATAAGTGCAACAGGAAACTCTTTTGTAGGAGCAGAAAGACTACTTCTTAGAATCCTTGCCATATCTCTGGAGTTGTACACAAGCTCAAAGTTCTTGACTCCAGCCTTATCCTCTGTGTCAAATATGGATATGACAGAGTAACAATCAGCAGGCTTTCTAATTGCCTGAGTGTCAATGTCACTTCCAGAGGATGTAAATACAGGCTGGTCTAACTGATCTCCTTCTCTTGATACCAGTCGAATTGTTTTTTCATAATTCGACATAAAGTTTTTGTACTTTACCAACAGTGAGTCTGACTCTGCAAGATCAATACCTCTCATCCTTGCATTCTTTGCTGCAATCATCTTGTCAGCAATCTTTACGAACACATTGTTCTGTGCTGCGGCAGCAAAGGAGTTAAACACCTGTGGAGTTACAAAGCCCTTTTGGTCCTGGTTCGACAAATCGCGAACAGCATTGTACACTTCTACTACAGATATCATATAGCAAATATACAAAAACAAAAGAGGCCCCTAAGGGCCTCTCTTTTACAGCTTTGCAAGCTCTGATTCTATTCGATCTAAAACAAGAGATCCCTTTTCTGTTAGACAAAATCGAGTCATAACATCTAGTGTGTCCATGCCTGCAGGAGTACTTACAATCAACTTATTGCTGTCGTGCCAGTAGCACCCATTAGATTTTGACGTTAGTATTTGATAGTCAAAACACTGCTGCACCATTGCTCGCGTCTTGACTTGAGGGGAGTCAAAGGCCTCGATAAAATTTTGCGGAGACCTTTTTGCAATACGCAACAAGTTGTGACGAATCTCACTAGACTTAGCGCTTGTGTTTACGCCAAAGAACATTGCCACTGGAATAAGGTCTGTAATATCTGTGTCTCTGACTTTTGATACAGCATCGTAAACCTCAAACTCCTTGACCAGCTCTTCTTCTGCGTCTTTTGTTTTGTCAACGATTCTAAACACATTTCCTCCGTTCAGCTCATTGTCTGGATGAAGCTCCATAAACTTTCTCAAGTTGGGCTGCTCAGCTCTTACAAAAAGTCTGCCTGATCTAAACACAATGGATCCACGGACAGCGTTAGAGCTTTGTTCGTCCATCCAAATAGACGGCTCATTAGGGCAGTACCTCATGGTTCTTACAGTGTCCCGTTCTTTGTCATACACGGTGACATTTGTCTGCTTCACCAAGTAAGCAATACCTGCTTTGCGATCAATAATGTATTCAACATTTTTGTTGTCACGCTCTTTTTCCTCCCACTTTACAAAGCTCGAATCTTTTTTCTTTACGGGAGCTGGTGGTTCAAGAACTGAAGTGTCCTCCATCTGAGGTGCCTGGGCTTTTTTAGGTCTTCCAGGAGACCGTCTAGTTTGTTGTGCCATAATTAAATAGAATTAAGAAATTGGTTTGTATAAATCATGCAGATCCTGGGCAAGAGAAGCTGCATTTTCTGTTCCTATGTCTTTTTGAATAACGCCAAATCTGGCGATGTGGCCTGTGAATTTAGGAGACGGAGCATTGGGTGCACCACCAAAATTCTTGATAGCAAGAACCCCATCCAACCTTCCAGATTCATTCAGCGATCTAGATGCACTTTCCTCATCTAAAGTTGTTGGGGGCGGTGCAGACACTAACCCGTACTCAGACGTAACTGTTCTTGTGGTTGGGGATGTTTCTTCTTTTTCAAGCGTAGAAATAATTTGACCAGAAGCATCGTGGATAAAGATCACATTGTCTTTAGCCCTTCTTACTACAAGAACTTGCATTGTTTCCACGTCAGCTTCATCAGTCACAGACTGAGGCGGATTGCCTGGCGCTTTGGCGGGATCTCCCGTGAAAGTGTCGAATCTAATCGCAAACAAATTTTCAGATGCGTCTGACTCACTTCCGCCTAAACCAAATGACGTAGCGTCATCACCACCAAACACATTCCCCCTTGCGATCCTGCCATTGTTTAAAGTAAGAATGTCTGATGGCGTGTTGGACAAAACCATGTACATCGTGAAGTCATCACCAACCTCAAGCTGATTGGCCAGAATAAAGTACTGAGTGGTAGTCACATCAGCAGCCACAGTAGCAACACCGCTTCCTTCCCTTCCAACGGTTGTAAGCTTTGTTGGCGTTCCATTTACAGATGCGTTGTAAGTGCTACCGCCCGTACCAGAGTTTGTCCAACCATTAATGCTGACACCTGCACTTACTGTAATACCTGACTCGTTGAAGTCAACTATGGGCTTGTTTTCAGATGACTCAAAGTCAATCCCTTGTATAGTGTTGGGCGTTCCAAACGCTGTAGCAGCGGTTCCACCAATGAATGTCTTGGTTGACTTCTTACCCGTAGCTCTTTCCACTGGGTTTTTTCTGACCTGAGAGACAACGTCAGAAATAGAATCTAGATTGAGGTTACTCAGGTTTGAAAAGCCTTCAACCGCATCAAACTTTAAGATGTTGTACTTGTTGTCTGATCCCACAAACCTCATGATGTTTTCAATAACATCCATCTCCTTCCCTTCTTCACAAGACACAGTGACGCTAGACTTCTGCATAGAGTCTCCGTCCACAAGGTTGTTGTCCTCGTAAGGCGTGGCGTTGTTGAACACCATTCTAATGCCACCTTGTTCTGCTGTCATAAATGCAAGGAGATCAGCAGCAACCCCAAAAATATCAACCCCCTCACCTGTGTCAGATGCGAAGGTGCTGGCCTTGCTCACTTCTTTTCTTCTAAATAGGAAGAACTTTTTCATTGCATTTTATTCCTTACAAATATAGTAAAAAGAAAAAGGCCCCCGTAGGAGCCTTTCTCGTATCATGCATCTACAATCAGTTTACCTTACGGCTAATCTTTTCGTAGTGAACTCTAATTGCTTTAGCAGACCCAGTCAAAGCCTGAACCCCCACGAAAGGCTTCAGGGCAACGTTGTCTGTGATTGCTGCGCTACGAGTAGTTCCTGCAGTTACAGCAACACCTCCAGCAGTAGTTTCAGTTGTGATGTTGTACTGAACCCCATCCACAAATACAGCAGCTTTTCTTGCAGAATCAATTTGAATCCTCAAATCGTACTTCGTATTTGCAGCGACAGCAATACCAAGGTCACTAATTCTATCAGCGCCTCCCCTGCTAAAAGCAACATGCAAGTTGGCATTGGTGGTCAAAGCCCCCATGTCGTCGTTTGAAGAGTACAAGAAGTAAATTGAATCAGCATCAGTTGCATAAACAGGAGTGTTTGTCAGCTTCAGTCCAGCAAAAAATGCAGTGTCAGCAATAGACGCCCCAGTAGTAATGCTTGCAGCAAAGTCAACTTCGTTCTGAGAATCAAATACGCCAGCGACACCAAGATAGCTTTGATTTGAATCTTCATGAGGCTGGATAATCGCCGCATCATTGTCAGCACCCGCAGTAGTCAAAGTAACACCCCCGTACTCGTGGTCAAACGTGCAAAGAGCTGTGGTCATGTTTGTTCCAGCAACCTCAAAGTTTCTGTTGGCTGCTCTAGCAACTTCAACTGTATAAGCTGCATCAAAGTCAGCATTCAAGGCGGGACGCTGCAAGAAGTATTCTTCATGAATCCATCTGTCAGTACCCTTCTTGATGTCATTTGTCATTCCACCTTCAGCCTGGTTAAAGACTCTCCAGCTGACGTCGTTCCAAAACAGAGTGCACATTTCGCCGTCTTCAGACAACGTAATGGACCCCTGATCTGAATCAAAGTCTGTGGTAGCGTCCACCAGGATTTCATTTGCGGAACCCTTTTTGATCACGGTAACGAGTGATCCAGGAACGGTGCCATTGCCAATCGTGATGGTTTCACCAGCAGCAGAAGAATCAACTTCAATGTAGCTCGTCAATCCATCCCAAGCCGTGCTGCTGCCAGCGCCAGTCACTGACTGCTGAGCACCCTCCAGAACTATTGGGAAAATATGTTTAGTAGACATTCTTTCTTTTTTAAAAAGTTAGGGGCAGGGGCAAAGCCCCCACCCTTCACTTTGGATTATTACGATCTGATAAGGACGTGCTGGTTAGCAGCGCGAGTCAACAAGCACACTTCAGAACGGTAGTGGAAGGTCATCACATCGCGACCAGCGTCACCGTTAGTGTGACCCATGATTCCGCCACCAGTCACCCAGTGCTCCATCTCACGGCTGTAACCATTAGAGGCCTTGTACTTCATCTCCAAGGCAGGAGCAGACACGCCAGTGCGGGCATCAGCAACGCTAGTCAATGGGCACATGACACCTTTGAACTTACCGCTGTTAGGAGCTCCCAACAAAGAAGGATCGTTCAAGAGCTTGAAGTCGTGCTTGTGGAAGGTGTATCCGCCACGAGTAAAGGACTTGAAGCCCAACTTGACAGCCATGTCAGCATCGTTGTTAAAGGCACCAAACTGACCAGGCAAGCCTGCAGTCACCTGTGTAGCAACACCTGAAGCCAACATGTCGTCAATAGCCAAATCTTGTGATCTGTTGACGTACATAGCGTATTCAGACACGGCTCCGTTTGCGTCAAGCTCAGCAATCAAAGCGTCAAAGTCAGCCAATGCTTGCATTTCACCCGCCACTTGAATACCTCTGTCCTGCAATGCAGTGATGTATCCTTCAGTGCCTGCAAAGTTTGAGTTTTTTCCAGTGGTGTTTGCAGTGGTCTCAACAATGTTGACTCCAGCATTTTGCTCACCAAACAACAAGATCATTTCACGACGATCCTCAAAGCGCTTACGAGCTTCTTGCTCACCGTACATGAACCAGCGGTAGTCGCCATTGCCAATGTTCACGTATCCAACGTTGGTGGCTTGAGAGCCATTCACCTGGAAACGATCCTTGACGATAGCGTAGCTGTTGATGCGACGCTTCACATTTGGCTCCATGAAGTTGGCAGGCTGCTCTGAACCCTGAGAGTACATGTTTCCAATGTGGATCAAAGTACCGCCATTGGTGTTGTCAACGTCACCAATCACAACGTTAGTTCCGTCGAGTCTTGCAAAGGTGTGACCTGTCTGAGAGTCAGCGTCCAGTCCTCTGTACACCAAACGCACACCAGTTTCTGGCTCCAAGAAGATATCACCCTTCTCGAAGTCTGCGGAACCAACATCAGTAGTGCCATCTTCGATTTCAAGGTTGGCCTCAGTAATTACCAAAATGTCTGGAGTGGTGCCCGTGACGACGGAGAACCCAGAAGAATTGTAGTTCAAGCGTCTGTGACGACGACCCACTTCGTAAAATTCAACCTGATCAGAAGCGCCAGCTGAAGAGACAGCACCAGTCAGTTTCAAAAAGCCAGTGATGCCCTGATCACCGTAAGTTTCAACGAGAAGCTCTGACACATCAGGCTTACCCAATTCATTCACACCAGACGCAGCAGCGTTCAAGAGTTCACCAATCGCAGAGTATTTTTCTGGATTTGTAGCGATGCTTTGAACCGCCTCGTTATATGTAGCACCAGTTATAGTTGCCATAATTTTTTAGTTTTAGATTTTAAAAGACATCTTATTTGACTGGCCTTTAATTATTTGTTTTAGGCCAGCAACAAGTGGAGAAACTTCTTGACCTGTATTTCCTGTTTGAGGAGTATCCATAGATACGTTGGCTGCTGTAGTAACCACGTTGCGCTGACCATCGCTCATGCCTTGTTTGTACGCGGACTGAATAATTTTGTCTACGTTATCAATCAAAGCCCTGTGCGAAGACAGAGTATCGTAATCCCAGCTTCCGTCCTCACGGACATACGGGTCAAAGAATTGCTCTAGACGAGCGTTTTTGCTCTTGAGCTCTGACTTGTAAGAATCGTCAAGAGAAAAAGTAAAGGACTTTTCGTTACCCAGGTCGAACTCCAACCCAGTAAGCGAATCTACTTCTCTTTCCATCTTGCTGATCCATTCATCGTCGATGAAGCCCTCAACATCTCCCGTGGGTTGCTCTTCAGCCTGAGGGGCTGCGTAAGAATCGCGAAGAGAACTAATCCCTTGCTTTGCTTCCGCTCCATCAATCTTCAGTTGCAACTGAGACATGCGAACTTCCTCGTCTGAGTACATGTCAGAATCGAGCTTGTATTTGCTCTGAACCAACAAGCCTACTTCGTCTTGCGTAAGGTTGGGATACTTAGAGGCCATGTTGATTCTAACAGCGGTTAAATCGTCCATCTCAGACGGATTCAACGACTGGTATGCGAACCAATCTTCTGGCTTTCTACCTGTTTCCTCAACGAACTTAGCAATAGCTTCAACTCGTTCATCCAAAGCGCGTTGCGGCTCCGCCTGGTAAGTCAAGTCATCAAATGAGCTCACGTCTCTACCCAGCCTCTCGCTGAGAAATGAGAAGACAGCGCCTTCGATTTCTTGATCTGAATACTGCGGCGAAGCAGCGGGGGTTTCTTGTACAGGTGCAGGTTCTGGATCTACATAAGGCGTAGACTCCATTGGCTGCTCAGGCTGTGGGGCCTGTGGTTGATTGTCTGGCGTAGGCTCTGGTTGAGGGACAGCTGGCGGGACGTTGTCCTGCACAGGTGCTGTCTCTTGAACTGGTGCAGCGGCCTCTGACGCCATAGACTGTTGCAACGCCTCTGGGCTGTCAACAATCTCAAACTTTGAAATATTTTCCATTTAAATTAAATTTTGTTTTTCTATATCAGGGACCAAAGTAGCAGATTATGCCTGCAGCTGATGCACTAGAAGCAATAGATGCTGAAGTCCATCTTCCATAGATGGTCATGCCCTTTGGGAACACTTGGCTTGTGTCAATCACTTGGCCCCCAGCTCCCTCACCGCCGTTGGTGTCTGGATTAATAAACACAAAAAACTCGTTATTCGTTACGAGGCTAGTTTCACTAACTTGAATTTCATTTGCGTTATCACCATCAGGGTCGAGTGCTGTGACAGTACCATGCGAAACGCCAGTTGTTTTTTGAAAAACTTTATCTCCAATCTTAACGCCAGAGGCAGCATTCGTGTCGTCAAATATTATTTTGTTTGTGCTGCCTGTGCCCTGATTTACGCTTCTTTCAAACTGCCCTCCGTCGTTTGCTGCGGAAGCGAAGTTGAACACTTTGCCAGGATCCTCCGCTACAAGAGTATCAAATGAGCTGTCAGCAAGAAATGCTATTGCAACAATAACCAAACCTTCAGGAGGAGTAATTACATTACTGTCTGTATCGTGAAACGCAGATCCATACTGCCCAAATGCAACCTGACTGGCCGCGCCTTGATTTGAAATATTAGCCATTATCCAAGAGTTGTATCAGGGTCGTCCGCTCCAAAGACAACAAACTCAACCAGTTGGTTGACTTTAGTTCCGTATGCCTTATATGTTTTATTGTGGGGGACGGGAATGTAACAAAATTCACCACCGCCAATCTTAGCTACATCGCCTGTATCTGTAGAGTTGTGAATGTAGATGTAGTCTTCTAAGTCTGTAGCCAAGTTTCTAAGGTAGAGATATGCAGCGATTGTCTTATCGCCAGCCTTATAGATCGTAATGTCGTCAGAACCAGCTGATGTGCCTTTAATTTTAGCCCTTATAACTACGCCAGAATCAGCGCTAAAATTTTTATTCGCGGTAACATTTACTGGAGTCGCTAGGACATCAGCAGACGATACAGTCAAAGTTGCCCTAACAGTTCCCATTACGCTTCGTAAATCAAAAGAAACTCAACGACCATATTGGCAGTGTTTGCAGCAACCTTCAAGTCAGCGCTGCCCTCCCAAGGGATAAAAATAAAATCACCCCCAAAAAGCTTACCAATATCTTGAGACCCAACAGTAACTGTAATACTTTCAGAAGCGCTGCTGCTGATGTTTCTCACAAACACCTTGTGAGCTTTGTTGCTGGTATACTCAGAGGCTGTGAGCAAAGTCACAACGCCCGTAGTGGTCAAAATTTTTCGAGCGACACCAGTGGTCTGGTCAAGGCCCGTGGACACCCCTGCTTTTTTCAGCTGGGTGCTTGTGCTCAGCGAAAGAGCGTCACCAGTCAAGTCTCCACTAGAAATGGTGATGGATGCGGTTGTAGTTGCCATTTTAGTTTGTTTGTTTGGACAAATATACTAATTATTATTTCTTCTTTTTCTTGCCCTTGCCAGCTCTAATCTTAGCCGCCTCGCGCTTTCCAAAGGCAGATCTAACACGAGCCATAGCCCAGGCGTGTTGCGAAACCTTGGGGCGATTCCCTGAGCTCATGTATGCAGCCAACCCTCTTTTGTAGACTTGCTTCTGAGCAGGACTTAGACTAGCATATCCCTTACCCTTACCTTTCTTTTTCTTTCGCTTGACTTTTGCGCCTCGTTTTGCTTCTTGAATAATCTCGCCACCCTTTGTGATTCTAATTACAACATCCTCTTCGCCAGTATCCAAGGCATCTGAAGGAACATCTTCTTCAAATTGCTCCTCAAACAATCTTTGATTTGCACCTTTGCCATAAAGAAGTCTATTGACTGCAGCTTCACCAAGACCAGCTCCTGCTGCTTTTGCAAATGCACCAAGACCCGTAGTCGCAGCAGCCCCAAGCATGCCGCCAACAACCATTTGTTTTTTGGGGGGTCGTGAATTGTTTTTTACAAGAATCATATCTTATCTCTTTCTGCCATAAGCTTCTTAAGCCTTGCTGCTACAGCTGGTGGGAATCCTTTCTTTTTTCTTTTGGCTTTTGTGCCTCTATATTTTTTGTAGATGGCTGATATTTCCGCCATCAACTTTTTTCTTTTGGCTACATTAGAACTACCCTTTGTGTATTTAGGATTGAACTTCTTAGCCATGACTTGCAAGTCTGAATCTAGCCTGCTTTACCGCCCCTGGGTGAGGCTTGTATTCTCCCCTCATAAGAAAATATCTACCATTTTCTTCCATCCAGTGGAAGCCTGCAGGAGGGTCAACAGCTCTTGTTTTTGTAGAAACTTTAAGCTTGCCGCCTCTGTTGAGTTTAACAGCATTCATTCCAGTAGCGTTTGATCTCCTTGTTCTAGATAGTTGAGGGCGAGGAGTTGGGCGCGAGGGTCTACGACGTCCAGACGCAGATGAAGATGGGGTAGATCTTCTTGACCCTCCTGATGATCCGTGATACGACATTATCTTACCATTTTGTTTTGTTAGCCCAGTAAGCAGCGCTCATCTTACCCTTAGCAATGTTTTTAGCATGACGAGCCTTAAAAGACTTGCGCTTTGCTTTCATGCGATCAGACTCACCTGGTTTAGGCTTACCTGCTGTTTTTGCACCCTTTTCACCAAAGCGAATAAGTTTAACCTTATCCCCTTGTTTTGCCAAAACAATGTGAGACTTTTTGGGGTGGCCTGGAGTCCTCTTAGCTTTATTTACACCGCTAAGACCATGCTTTTTTAGCATGCGCTTTATACGAGATCTCAAGGCTTCTTTACTCATTACACAAATATAACTATTGAATCCTGCGCAACTTCTATGACTTCTGTTGCCGCCTGATCTTGTTCAGTTAAAGTAATTGCATTTGTTTTTTGCTGAAACAAAAATGTAGAGCCATTACTTAAAACAATGCTCATAGAATCCTGATTAGATGCTGTTACCTCAACAATCATCGCGTAGCGGGGGTTGGGGTTGCATCACTAATATCTTCATTTACATTAAAAGCTCCTCGCAAAATTGTTTTGTGATCGTCTACGCCTGTAGATGAATTGGGTTTAATTTGCTGAAGATCATAGATGTAGTTTCCCGCAGGCACAAACCTCATTGTTTCTGCAGTTGCTGATATCGTCAAGTTACCACTATTGTCAAGAACAAATTCTTCAAAAGCCATTTCTACGCCGTTAGACCTCACTGCTTTTGGGCCAATGTCAACAGTAGAAAGCACAAGGCCCGCTGTGCCTTTTGCGCTTGCAGACCGCAAAGAATCTCGAACCTGCATCACAAAAGAGTACTCGTCTGTGACAAGAGGAAGAGCAGTGCCTGAGGAATCCTTTAGAGTTATTGTCATGGAAAACGAGTCTCCTCTGCGACACGTGATGTCAAGCTTTTGGCTTTGATCAAAGTTTACTTTTTTCGCCATCTTAAAGAAGGTCTGCTAGATTTACTGATTGTTCTGGTTCGTCTCGAAGCTCTGGTCTCTGCCCCCTTCTTTGAGATATTAGCTTACTCTGCTCAACTGCCTGCTTCTTGACTCTTGTGTCCTTGCGATCCTCCTTCAAGACCTCAAGCTTTTCTTTAAACTCTTGCTCCTCAGTTCTAAATCCAAGGGTTGCCTGAGCTCTAATGATTTCAATCTCTTTGCGGAACTGATGCTTGACCTGCTCTAGTTGCGCCTCAAGCTGATTCTTAAGCTGCATCTCCTGAGCCTTCATCTGTGCTTCTAGTTGCATCTCCTGCATGCGGCCCTGAGAGGCAGCCTGTGCGGCAGCCTGTGCTTGCTGAGCTTGCATCTGAGCATTCTCAGCTGCTTGCTTTTGCACTCTCTCAATACGCTTCTTTCTCCTCAGGATCAAAAGGCGCTCCGCCTGGTTGATGTCCTTGATTGTTCTGATCGCAATCGCGTCTTCGAGATCAATCTCCTTTTGTGCCAAGGACTGCTGGATGCTTTGCTCAAGATAAATCTTGTCTTGATCCTCCATGTCCTTAACAACCGTGACTCCAAAGTTGTACATAGGAAGGTCTCCAAAAGAAGACAGCACACCCATGTTTGTTTTGCCTATGGCGTTTTCATAGGCCTTGAATATGACAGACTCCATAGGAAGAATCTGCAAACACTTGACAATGTCATGGCAGGTCTTCTTGTAAAGAATCATTGCAGCATTGGTGATGTCGTAGATGGCGTTGTTGCCAGCTGCGATAGCATTTTGTTGAACTCCAACCAAGGTGTCTCCCTTGGGAGTCGATGCATCCATCATTTCATTGATACCAGTGGTATCTCGAATCATTCGCAAGTAATGGTTGTACAAACCAATAAGCTCATTAATATTTCGAATGCTATTACCAATCTCGCGAACTGGTGGGTTCTGGAATCCACCTTCTGGATTTTTACTCCTGTAATAGAAGACACCCGTCTGCTCGTAGATATCATGCAGATCAAGTGGTTGAAGCTCTCCCGCGTTTCCAAGCTGGACATTCTCCAGTCCTTCGACGTCAATAATCAATCCGTCTGGCTTGGCTTTAGCTATGGCTTGCTGAATCTTGAGGTGTGTAAGCTGAAGCATATCAGCAAACCCAATGCAGCTGTTAACCATAGACTTGGGAATCATACGTCTAATGTTTGTACAAACAGCAGAGTATGAAAGATTGCACTTTGAAATGTCGTGGACATTTCTAGGTACGTTTGTTTTCATGCCGTAATCAAACAGCATTTTAGTTCCTGTGATGTAGCTGCCTCCGTAAACAGTGGCAATTTCCATCTTGTGTGGGGTCCTTTCGTAAACGCTACCTGCCCTTTCCTTATAGGTAAAGCCCTGGTGAAAAAACCCCGTGTTGCCGTGACGATTTTGTTTTTCCTCGTAGTAGACGCAGTCCACAGACATGAACTCAAAGTCAAGCACTTCGACCATATAGTCGTCATACTCATACTTCATTTTGTTCATGTAAGAATCAAAGTACCCTTTGTTGCTTGATCCAGCAGAATAACGTGTGGACTTTTTAGCAATCTCTTCATAATCCTCTTCCGTAAACTGATCGCCCGCAAGGCGCTTAAGTTCAGCAATAGATATTCTTTTGATATGACCTGCGTAAATCAAGTCATTCATTCCAGGATCTTCCGTGTAACTGTGGACAAAGTCAATAGGATCAACGTAATCAACCTTAATGCCATAGTTGGGATCGTTGCTTCTTTTCACAACAGACATTCCCAGAGAGGTCAGATCATTAACAGCCCTTCTGTAGGTGTTGTCATTGAAGTCATTCCAATTTAAAGTCAGGTTTGTGGCAACCTGGGCAGCCACCTCTGCATCAGTTTTGACGTTTGTCTCAATAAGGATTTCAGCCTCCTCCAAAGTATCTGGAAGCTTCTCTGGATCTTCGTCAAGAACTAGACCTCCTGTTATCTCCTTGAGCTCAAGCAACTTATCCTTGAGAAGGACTTGATTTCTAATCCTGCTCTTTTCATTGTTCTTTTCTGAAGAAGAAACGGGGTCGATAGCCTCAAGATTGGGGTATGGGTTGCGAGACAGGATCTTGTTTGAAACAACCTTAGCAAACTTGGGGAGGATAGGGACGGGAGTGTAGTCAAGGTTTATGAGAGATCCATCCCCGTTGTTAGGATCGAGAGAATTAAGAAGCTGCTTGTAAATGGAAGTGTCTTGAGTTCCGTTCGCATACTCTCTGTTTTTCTCGAATATTTTATTTCTTTTTCTGTATAGCGATTCTGTATTTGCAAAATCTCCCCACTGACTTTCAACAGCTTTTGCATATTTAAGCCCGTATTCTTTTGCGGCCTTTATCTCTTGACTAACAAGTGGGTCAGGAAAATTAGCGCTGTTTTTGTTTTTGCTATACATTATGCAAGCTTAGTCATTTATGCAAATATAAGAAAGTCAGTATTCTGACTGGATGGGCTTGTATCGCCTGAAAAATTTTCTTTCTAGATCAGGGCTAGACTTCTTCTTTTGATTGACTTTTTGAGCCGCCAACAAACAAAGACCAGAGCTAATCGTCAAGTCAAACTTTGTCCTGTTGTCGATCTTAAATCCAATCCAGTCCTCCAAGGTTTCATTAAAGTACATGTTACCAGCCGCCCCTGTTTCTGGGTTATATCCAACGTAGTTGTGTATGTATGCCTCGATGGCCTGAGCGTGGGCCTGAATAACTTCTTGTGAGTTTGATGGGATGCCTTTTGTTTTAACATTCACCTTGGCGTTGGGGGCTGAAAGGTGTTTTGGCCTGGCCATTAAGTAGCCGTCGTAACCTCTTGATTCAAAGTACCTTGCAATACCGTACTTGTTGTTTTCAATTAACAGTGGGTAGCCAAAATAAAAGGCAGCCATCAAAACATCTTCGTAAAATATTTTAGCCAAAGGCGGACGGGACGCATACTCTACCACAAACATGTTTGATGGATACTCCATGTGAAACTTGTTGTATAGATGAAGCGCTCCCTTCGATCCCCGTCCATCGACGGTGGCGTCAAGATCGTAGGAGTCAACCCCGCCTACCCCCAGCTCTGCATTTGGTGCCATAAGTTTTCCGCCTTCGTATAACTTTTTGTTTCTCAGTTCTTTAGGTGGCAACCATGAAACATTAAATTTACCTCTAGGGTCAGGAGAAAATACTACCTCTGTATCCTGGACCCCATCCTTCCATATAAAGTTTCCTGTCACCACGGGGTCTGGGTACAGCTCCTCATTGTGGTCCATTTGCTCGTAGATCTTGCCTACGTTGAACACACTCCCATCAATGCTGTCTCTGAATGCTTCTTCTTCGCTAAATGGGAATTGACGAACAACCTCGTTTAGCTCAGACGCATCATGCTTAAGGCTGTCTCTTTCGTTTTTTAAATACACCTTTGCCCCCTGGTAGATCATGTCTCCGTCTACCCCCTCTACTGCTGACTCTGGCTGAGAAATCACTGGGTTGCCATAAAGGTCAAAGAACCCCTCAAGGGATTCGTAGGCAGGAATAAATAACCTGTAAAGCCCAGATCGAGTGCGACCGTTTGCGTTTCTGTCAAATGGATCTGAGTCTGCCCAAAGGTCTTTGTACTCTTTACCGCCCTTGTCCATGGGGTTGACGGTACTTCCTACCATAGCCTTGCCCACAATCTTCCTGCCTACGATAAGGCATGTACGCTGAATCCTCCAGGCATCACGGATGTCCGTGGGCTTCTCCCATTTACCTGCCTCGTCTAAATACAGCAGGTGAAGCTTTTCACCATCGTATGCATTGTTGGTAGTGTTCTTCCAGTTAATTACCGTATTAAGAGCCTCGCCCTTCTGCGCAGTCTTATTGTTCTTCGTGATTCTTTTAGAGGGCTCGCGAAAAGCCAGCTCCATGCGTGGGTTTGTGGTACCATCCTGAATGGGTTTAAAAAAGAAGGGGTAATGCCTAAACATCTGCACAACCTTCTTCATGAATATATTCTCTTGGGCATCCTTACCAGTCTTAGACTGTATCCCCAAAAGCTTGTCTTTGACTTGTGTGGCTTCGTCAAGCAAAACGGCAGAGCAGATGTTAGTGTATCCGCTCCGCCTGCATTTGGTATACAGCTGACCTATACACCTAGGGTCCGCCTCACACGCAGCTAAATGTAAGAAGATTTCTCTTTGGAAGTTCAGGAAGCTAGGATAGCCTATATCCATCCTAGTCCACTGCAGCATCATGTAATGCCTACCCGTAATATACGTAGGGACACCGTTGTTATAGAACCAAAAGCCCTCACGCCTACGTCTAAACTCCTCCTCGATATACGGAGAAAACTTCTGTCTAAACTCCCTTGGCATTTCGAGCCACTCATCCATAGAGCGAACCCTAGACAGTTCCTGAGGCATATCGTTCCTCTGCCACATCTGCAAGCGCTTTGCGCTTCCATATCCCGCAATTTCTTTTTTGGGCGGCTGAGTGGGAAGAACAATGACCAGCCCACCAAGTTCAAGACTTTCACCTTGCGTACCGTTGGGACAAATCTTGATGCCTGGCTCATCGTACTCCTCTATATCTACTAGAACGCTCATCGTCCCTGAGAGGCATAACGCTTCTTGTAGTTTTTAGAGTTCTTGTTCTTAGACTGTTTGGTCTTTGCGTGCACACCCTTTCTTCTGACGCGCCGCTTCTCGTAAACTGGAGTTAGTTGTTTTGCCATTGTATTTAATTTCGTACCCCTGTCAGGACTCGAACCTGAAACCTACGCATTAGAAGTGCGTTGCTCTATCCTGTTGAGCTACAGGGGCGTGGTACAAATTTAATTAAAGTCCGCGAGGTGGGGCTTGAACCCACATGTAACCAATTACTCTTTCAACAAGGTATAAGCTTGAGGAGATACTCGCGGTTATTTATTTCTTCGTTCGTGTGTTTT